CCCGCCCGGGCCGACCGGGGGGCGCCCCGGGCGGCCCGGCCTGGCCGACCAGCGGTAGGCCACTGGGCGGCGCGGGCAGCAAAAAAGGCACCCGAAGGTGCCTTCCATGCCGGCCGGCCCGTCGCCGTCCCGGTGTTCGCCGGCCGGGCGGCCCTGGCGCACGTCCGGTACGCCAGGGACCGCGGGCGCCCGGTCGCCGACCGGGCGCGCGGCCGGTCAGGTCCGGCACATGAACCACACGACCCGGCCCAACACGATGCCCGTCTCCGGGCTGAACCTGACGGCGCGGCCGACGGCGCGCCCTTCCTGGACGACCATGCAGCCGGAGCGCCACATCCCGAGGACCAGCGCCACGGGGTCGCGCTCCGCCGAGAACACGTAGCTGCGGCCCTCCACGAGGTCCCTCTGCTCCGGATCGACCACGACCTGGCTGCCCGCCCCGTCCTCGACGTCGAGGACCAGGGTCTCGTCCGAGACGTCGCGGAACCGATGCCACCCGAGGACCACGGTGTCGTCCTCCAGCTTGCGGAGCCGCGCGGCGGGCAGTTTCTTCAGACCGGACACGTTGAGCCTCCCCCTGGCCACATCCGCCGCAGCGGCGCGCGACAGGACGGGGACATCCCGCCCATCGTCGTTCGGGGGGAAACTTACCCTGGACGCCATGGTGCCGAGAAGCCGTTTCTCGACCTCGCTTCTGGGGATACCCCGCTTGGCAAGTGGACCGACGAGGTACCTCACGGTCGAGACATCGAAGTAATCCTTCTTGTAATCGTCCTCCAGGTACTGGTAGGAGCTGGTCTTTTGCAGGCCGGTCTCGGCGGCCATCTGCCTGAGCGAGAGCCGGGGGAACCCCTCCTTGTCCCAGACGCTCTCCCGCATTTCCTTCAACGCGACCGAGGCCGGCCCCCGGACGCCCCGCGCCTTCCTGGCGCGACGCTGGGCGGATGCCGCCCGTTCGGCGGCCTCGGCCCCCCCTGCCTCGGCTCCCCCGTCCCCGGCCGGCCCGGGCGTCGGGTCCGCCGCGTCCTCCGGGTGCTCCGGGTCGTCCGGGTGCGCGGACCGGGGTCCCCCGGCCATGGCCCTGGGGTCCCCGGCCATCGGCGGCCGGCGGCCGGCGGGCCGGGCGGCGGCGCGGTTGACGGGGCGGTTGACGGGGTGCCGGCCGGGTTCCGGCCGGGGCTGACGCTGAACCACCATCTTTGCTATCCCTCTTGACACTGGGCCTTGTTGCGGACCAACCTGCGGCATGCACGGTTTCTCCGTTTGTCATGCACGGCTTCGGCGTCCGGTCCGGCGCCATGCCCCGAGCCCCTGGATCGACCATCGCCGGGCCGGCGCGCCGGGTTCCGGGACAATCCCGGAACTCACGGCGGGGATAATGCTGGTCGAACCGGAATTCCGTCAACCAAAATCCCACGGGCCGGAAACCGGTCCCGCGCAACAGTTTGCCAATGAAGGACGGTTCCACCGAAGGTTTCAAGGCGCCTGGGCGGGAGCCCGTGTCCTTGGGAAGGACTTGGAAGACTTCATGGAAACACCCGGCCCAGCGGAAGTGCTCGCCAAGGCTTTGCCGGGGGCCGCCCCAACTGAAGCCGGGGTTGCGTCCCCGAGAACATCTTCCCCTCTAGATTATTCGGCATTCCTCATCTTCCGGGCGGCGCGGGGCGCTTCCCGGAGTTCTGGCGAAGGACTGGATGACGGGAATTGGGATAGCGAAACACCATGCGGGCTCCTCCGCGGCGAAAACGGGTTGCCGCCGGGGCGCCGGGGCGGCGGCCGGCGGCGAGGCCCGGCTCCAGGCGGACTGGGCCGCCTTCCTGGCGCGCGCCCTGCCGCCCGACGCGGTCCACCACCATTCGCCGGGCGAGGGCCGGCGGGGCTGGCGGGCGCAGGCGGCGCTGAAGTCGAGCGGGTTCACGACCGGCTGGCCCGACAGCGAGATCGTCTGGCGGGGCCGGGTGTTCTTCCTGGAGCTGAAGGCGCCGGGCCGCAGGCCGACCGAGTCGCAACGGGCCTGCCATGCCAAATTGCTCGCGGCCGGTGCCGAAGTAGCAGTTGGAACAACCCTGGATGAACTGTATGGTCACGTGGCCCGCTGGGGAATTCCCCTGGCGATGACGGTGGAGGAATACCGGAGGCCGCGGACGGCCTCGCGGATGACGTTGGAGGAGTTCCGCGCGTTGGGGATGGCGCCGGGACTTCGGACTCGAACCGGAAAACGACGGAGATGAGACGGAATGGCACCCGAGACAGGGCGCGGTCGCGCGCCTACCACCTTTTTGCGCCAAGACGCGCGCACGGTTTTCCCGTATACCCCCGGTCCGGACGAGACGCGCGGGAGGGGGCGATGATCGAGAACGTTATCCGGTTCCCGGCCCAGGCCCGGGAGGTCCCGCACAACATCGAGGCCGAGCACGGCGTGCTGGGCGCGATCCTGGCCGGCAACCGGGCCTACGAGCGGGTCGGCGGCTTCCTGCGGCCGGACCACTTCTACGACCCGGTCCACGGCCGCATCTACGCGGCGGCGGCGGCGGTGATCGACCGGGGCGGGGTGGCCGACCCGGTGACGCTCCGGGGGGCGTTCCGCGACGACCCGGCGCTCGCGGCGGTCGGCGGGGCGGGCTACCTCGCGGACCTCGCGGCCAGCGTGGTGAGCGTGCGCAACGCCGAGCACTACGGCCGGCTCGTCGTGGACTGCGCGATGCGGCGCGAGCTGATCGAGGCCGGGCTGGACCTGATCGCGCGGGCGTCCTCGGCGTCGCCGGACGACGCCGGGGCCGGGGCGCGGGGCGTGGTCGAGGAGACCGAGTCCCGGCTGTTCGGGCTGGCCGAGGACGGGGCGGCGGGCGGCGGGCCGCGCCCGGTCGCCGAGTTCGTGGACGCGCACGTGAAGAACGTCTACGCGGCGCAGGACGCGCCGGACGGGATCGTCGGCCTGCGCACCGGCCTGATCGACCTGGACCGCGAGCTGCGCGGACTGAAGCCCGGCGCCCTGGTCATCATCGCGGGAAGACCTTCGATGGGAAAAACCGCGTTGGCGCTAAATGTCGCGCATCAGGTCGCGAAGGACGGCGGGTCGCCCCTGTTCGTCAGCGAGGAGATGCCGGGCGAGGAACTGGCCGCCCGCCTGGTCGCGGACCTGACCGGCATCCCGGTGCAGGAGCAGTTCTCGCGCCTGACGCCGGAGCAGTTCCGCCAGGTCGAGGACGCGCGCCACCAGCTCTCCGGGTCGGGCCTCTGGATCGACGACACGCCGTCGCTGACCATCGCCCGGCTGCGCACCGTCGCCCGCCGGCACAAGCGCCGGCACGGCCTGTCGGCCCTGTTCGTGGACTACCTCCAGCTCCTCCACGGCGGCGGGAAGCACGAGAACCGGGTCCAGGAGATCAGCACCATCAGCCGGGGGCTGAAGGAGATCGCCAAGGAACTGCACGTCCCGGTCATCGCCCTGTCGCAGTTGTCGCGGGCGGTCGAGAGCCGGGAGGACAAGCGGCCCATGCTCTCGGACCTTCGCGAGTCCGGCTCAATCGAGCAAGACGCCGACATCGTGGTCTTCCCGTACCGCGCGGAATACTACGTCGCCCGCCAGGAGCCGGTCCGCGGCGCCAACCAACGCGACGAGGACTTCGCGGAGAAGCGCCAGCAGTGGATCAACCTCCTGGAGGAGGTCTCCGGGACCGCCGAGATCATCATCGCCAAGTTCCGGCAGGGCAGCGCCACCTCGGTCAAGGTGGCGTTCGACGGTGCCAGGACGAAGTTCTCCGACCTCTACCGGGATCGCTGACGTGACCGCCGCGGCGCCCAGGGCATCGAGCATGAGACAGGACGGCCAGACGGCGCCGCGCCCCACGATACGCCTTGAAGAAACGAAGTTTCCGTGTGAGACTCAAACGGAAACGGGCGGGGTGCTGACAACACCCCGCCCGCCCGACCATCGAATGGGTCGATGGTTGACCACAGCGGACGGCACGACAAAGAGCACCCGCCATAGCGATACACGCTCTCATGATCGCAGGTCCGGACCGGGATTTCAAGGGGGTCCGTTCGACCCCCCGGAAGAATTCCGCGACGGGCTTGGTGCCGTCCGCTCCGAACCGGAGCACGACATGCGCACCCAAGATCCCAAGACCCCCCAAATCTCCCAGGACATCCAAGGCGACGGCGTCGAGACAGAGTACTCCCCGGCCCGGATGACGCGGCTGACCCGGAACCTGGACAACGTCCAGGCCCTCGCGTACCTCCGGCTCCTGGACCACATCGTCATCGCGGGCGGGTGGCTGCGCGACGACGCCGCCGAGCTGGCCCGCGTTTCCCGGTGTCCCGAGCGGGAGTGGCCCAGGGTCAAGGCGGCCCTGCTCCGTCGCGGCCTGCTCAGGCTGGGGCGCGACGGCGTCACCTACGGGCACCGGCACCCGTTCCGGGGGGGTGCGCGATGAGCCGGGCGATCCCAGACCCGACCGGCGTCCCCGACGATCGGTATCCGCGCATCCGGAAGACCGCGACCCTCCACGTCCAGTACTGCCCGAAGGACCTTATGGCGACGGGCCGGAAGGTTGATCCGCAGTCCGACTTCGCCTACCGCCTCGTCCTGGACATGATCTTCCTGACCGGCGACCGGGTCCCCGACGACGACCATTACCTGGCCGAGGTGACGCGGCGCAGCGTCGCCAAGTGGCGCAAGGCCAAGGCGGTGCTGCTCCGGTGGGACCTCCTGAGGATCGAGGGCGGCCGGATCACCAGCGGCGAGGCGTTGGAGCGGCTGGACCGGCTGGAGATCCAGATCGGCCAGAAGTCCCGCGCCGGCTTGGCCTCGGCCGAGGTCCGCGAGGCCGCGCGCCAGTCCGGCCGCGAGCCCGAACACGGTTTCGATGCGAATTCCGATGCGGATTTTTATCGGAATTCTGAGGACAACCCATTGGAAAACAACGAAACACGTTCAACGGCTGAACCAACGAACTATAAACTAAGAAAAGAAGATGATGATAATAACCGCGGGCGCGCGCGCGAGGCGGAGGAAGAGGCGGGGTGCCCCGTGGCCGAGCCCGCGCCGGAGGCTGTCCCGGAGCCTGCCCAGGAGGCTGCCCCGAGCGCCGCGCCGACCCCGGCCGAACCACCGGTCGCCCCCGCCGCCGCCGAACCCTTCGTCCCGCCTCCCAAGCCGCCCCGGATGGACCCGAACGTCTGGGCACTCATCCAGTCCCTGACGGACGCCGTGGTCGAGGCCTACGGCGAGGAGGTCGGCGGCTGGGCACGCAAATTCAACGACGCGACCGATGAATACCACGCCTCCGCGCTGCTCAAGACGGCGGGCGAGCTGGGGCTCGGGACCGGCGAGGCCATCGACAGGGTACGCGAGCACCTGAGGCGGAAGTGCCGGGACTACGCGGCGGAGGGGCACGAGGCCCCGACCGCGCTCAAGTGGCTCTCCAAGAGCGCCGCCGGGGATCTCAGGTCCCTCGCCAAGGCACGCGACAAGGCCGCCAAGGGGTTCGGCGGGAGCTTCGGGAACGGCTCGGGCAGGAACGGGAACGGCGGCGAGCCGGGGGCGCACACGGTCGTCCAGAAGGCCTGGGAGCACGCGGTCAGCAATCTCGCCCGGAAGCACAGGTTCGCCGAGGTCCGGCAGATCGAGGCGGAGGCGAAGGCCAACGGCGACGCCGCCGCGAACGCCCTGGCCGACCGGCTGGTGGAGGCCGCGCTGGGAAAAAGGCGGGCGGCGTGACCGGCGCCGCGTGAACAAAGAAAACACGACCGGGTCGCGGCCGGCCGGTGTGGGCCGGCCGCGCGGGGAAAGGGGGAAGACAGCCTCATGGTGCAGACACTGGAGTTCGACGACGTGGCGAAGAAGCGGCGTGTATGGGGTGCCAAGACCCGGGCGAAGCAGCGCAAGGCCGAGGCCCCGCCGTCCCAGGACCTGGGGACCCCCGAGCAGTGGGCCAAGAAGTTCGGCGCGGCCACGATCGACGAGGCGGGCAAGATCCGCCACGAGGTCCTGCGCGCGCTGGAGATCGAGCCGCGGCTGCTGGTGGGCGAGACGCGCAAGGCCCAGGGGATGGGCGCCCGGAACCGCGCGGAGAACCCGCTCGACGCGCTGTACCTGCGCGGCCTGCTCGGGAACCTCTCGGACCCGCGCTCGCGGGCCTCGGCCCTGCGCCGCCGCCGGGCGGGCCAGCGCCTGCGGGTGACCCACGACGGGGCGGGCATCGCCCAGAAGACCACGGTCAACCTCAGCGCGGCGGGCGGGGGCGGCGGCGGGCGCGACCAGACCGACCGGGAGGCCGAGACCGAGATGGTGTACTACCGGATGCTGAAGGCCTGCGGGCGGACGTGGGCGCTGGTCCGCGACGTATGCTGCGACCTCCAGGCCCCGGCCGAGAACGCGGTCGTGCTCGGCCAGCTCATCGCGGGCCTGGACCTGCTGTCGGTGTACCTCCGCCTGCGCGACGATGACGATGACGAGGTTGCGGGGGCGCCGCCGGCCCCGGAGCGGGCTTCGGTGCGATGACCGGAACCTTCGGCGGTCCGCTGGAGCGTGGCCCGACGCGGGCGTGGCCTTGACCGGCAGCGGTCGCGGCGGTAGAACAGGGTCCCGTTTTTTTAGACATCGTGAAAGGCGGGGATCAAGGCCGGCGGACGGACCCAGCGTATCGGGTCCGTCCCTGCCCGCGCGGTTTCCTTGGCGCGGGTGTCGTCAAAGGTCGGCGTCGATGGCGTTCCAGTATTCATCGATGCAGGTTTCGCTCCCTTTCTGTCACTCATCGACATCACTATCGACTTTCTCAAACGCCCAGAACCCGCCCTCGTTCTCGTTTTCGTCATAATACGCTTTGAGGTTAGCGCCACAGTTCTGGCAAACAGCGGCCTTGTTGTGTTCGTGCTCCCTGAACCAATCCTCCGCATCAACGCCTGAGTCTTCTTCGCAGACTGGACAGTATGAACCCGGCATGATCCGCTCGCTTTCTGTCAGTCTTGTTTCGGGGTTACATCCATCTCAAGCTCATCCGGCAGTGTCGCCATGACGGCCATGATGGCGTCCTTGTAGTTATAGATCGTAGTCGGCGCGACCCCGACCATTCTCGCCGTATAGCTGCGGCTCTTTCCTGACTTCATCAGAACCGCTGCTTGTCTAAGTCTGCCGTCATCCATGACCGGCGTGCGACCGAATTTCTGCCCGCGCTGACGAGCGGAAGCTATGCCCGCCCTGGTCCGCTCCACAATCATATCTCGCTCGAACTGAGCCAGGGAGCCGAGGAAGTGCAGCAGCAAATTGCCAATAGGCGTTGTGGTGTCCATTCCTTCAGTGAGGCTTTTGAACCCGACGCCGATCTTCCGCAAATCCTCGATTAGTTCCAGCAATTCGATCAGTGACCTTGCGAAGTGGTCCAACTTGAACACGACGACCACATCGCCGGATCGCAGGGTTCTGAGCATCTGTGTCAATCCTGGGCGCTTCTGCCTGGACTGATATCCGGTCATGACATCGGTGAAGATATTCTTTTCTTCCACGCCATCAGCCTTCAACGCATCGGTTTGCGAGTCCAGCCTTTGGTCGGTTGTGGAAACCCTCACGTACCCAAACTTCATGTCTCATCCAAGTGTCAATTCACTGAAGCACTATGACACATGCCCGTGCGGAGATCAACATTTTTGAAGCACTTTTTGAACGGTATTTTGTTGACGGGGCACCGTAGCTATGGCAATATGCTTATCAAGGGTTGGGGATCGCGGCACGAAAATGGCTTTGGTTGTATTTTAGTGCGGAACATTCGCCAACCCCTTTGATGAACACCCAATAGACGCCCGGCTGCGGGCATAGGAGAACGGCGTGGCGACTTGCGAACCGACAACGATGACCGCCTGGGGCCTCCTGGGAGGCATCCTAGGGATGGCGGCGATCATCCTGGTGTCGGCGGTGCTGTCGAACCTGGGCCTTCTGATCTGGGTTCGCGTGACGATCATGCTGGCAGAGCGCCGCCGGCAATCATCTTCGTCTAAACGAAACATCGACACGAGCCTGTAAACCAAACGCCCGTATAAACCGAGGATGACATGACCGATCTCAATGATACGCTGTTCTTTCTCGCTTCGGCGCTCACCGGCAAGACCGATCGGGAGGTATTCGCTTCAATCCATGAACGCAGCGTTAATTCGCTCGTAGATGGGCAGGAGTTTTACCTTCCGGATGGAGGGTACTCCCGTATCGTCGTCAGCGCCTTCTCTGGGAAGGCGTTTCTCACTGACAATAGTCGGGAAGCCGTCAAAGAGGCATGGGGGAGATGTCGGGAACTGATTTCTGATTTGGAAGAGCAGGTACGCCAAGCCAGAGGCGACGAGCCTACGGTCGGCTAACTGACAGAAACCGCCCGGAGGATGACGTGCTGATAGAAGTTGGCAAGACCTACACAGCCCAGAACCAGGGCGCGACCACCACGCCACAGGCCATCACCGTGGAAGTCGTATGGGTGGACGGGGAGCTTTAGCTAGCTTCCAAAACTCTACGAGAAAGTGCGCGAAGCTACCCGTCACACACACTTTCGCCATTCGCATCAAGGAAGCCTTTTTCGATGCAGTGCGTGCGCAGCAGGAACTCAACAAGGCTGGTCAGCGTTCGCCCCTCCGCCCTGGCCGCGCGCCCAGCCGCTTCCTTAACCGCAGGATCGAGCCGAGTATTGAAAGTGGCGGATCGAACCATGGTTTTTCTCCTTGAATGTAACGCGATTAGCGTTACATATAGTGCCATGATGCTCGCACACAAGATCCGCCTCGACCCAACGCCTTCCCAATTGCCCTACTTCGCTAAGGCAGCCGGGACGGCTCGGTTCGCATACAATTGGGCCTTGGCGGAATGGCAGCGGCAATACAAGGCTGAAGAGAAGCCCAGCGCCAATAAGTTGAAGGCCAAGTGGAACGAGGTTCGGCGCACGGAATTTCCTTGGAGCCTGGAAACGACGAAGTGCGCAGGCTCTCAGGCCATCATGAACCTTGGGAAAGCCTTCGATAACTTCTTCCGTGACATGAAGAAGCCGAAGGGCCAGCGCAAGGCTCAATACCCTCAGTTCAAGCGCAAGGGCCAGCACGACTCCTTCGCGCTGTGGAATGACCAGTTCAAGGCCGAAGGCAAGCGCATCCGCATCCCCAACCTCGGCTGGGTGAAGATGCGCGAGGCGCTTCGGTTCACTGGCAAGATCATGTCCGCGACCATCTGCCGTGTCGCGGATTGGTGGTTCGTCAGCATCATGGTCGATACCGTCGTCATCCCGCCCGCCCGCGAAAACCAAGCGGCGTCGGTCGGGGTTGACCTGGGAGTGTCGGCGCTGGCAACCTTGAGCACGGGAGAGACGATCGTCGGGCCGAAGCCGCTCCGCGCGCTGGGAAAGCGGATGCGCCGCTTGAACAAGTCCCTGTCCCGCAAGGTCAAGGGTTCGGCGAACTTCAGGAAGGCCAAGCGGAAGCTTGGTCGGCTGCACTACCGGATTGGCTGCATCCGCAACGATGCCCTGCACAAGCTGACCACGGGGCTGACCCGGACCTATACACGGATCGGCATCGAGGACCTGAACGTGGCTGGCATGGTGCAGAACCGCAGTCTGGCCCGGTCGATCAGCGATCAGGCGTTCGGTGAGTTCCGGCGGCAGGTCGAATACAAAGCCATCCGCGACCAGTCGGAAATCGTTGTTGCGCACCGGTTCTTTCCGTCCAGCAAGACGTGCTCCGACTGTGGCCACGTCATGCCGAAGTTGCCGCTTAAGGTTCGCGAATGGGTGTGTCCGTCCTGCGGAACCATCCATGACCGCGACAAAAACGCGGCCATCAATCTCGACCCCAATCACGCCGCTGGCTTGGCGGTAAAAGTCTGTGGAGCGGGAAGCTCTGGCGATGGGTTCGCGCCCGTCGTGAAACTGCCCGCCGTGAAGCAGAAACCGAAATCGCGCACATGTGCGCACGTTTAGGAAAGCAGACGCACTATGCTCGCAAATCTATCCATCGAAGTTGAGATAACAGGCGGTGCCGACATCCATCAAGCCATTCAAGACGCCGTGTCTCTGGCGAACAGGCTGACCCTTTGTGTCAAGATCGCCCCTAACGGTATCGGGATGATGATTTGCCCTGGCGATGACCCGGACCAACTCATTCTTGAATGGGAGTCCGAAGTTGCTGCTGCCTAATCGAAAACCGCCCGATTGATGGGAGCGGCTACCGGTGATCGCCATTGACGTCGTCATCGAAGATGATTTCGACCTGCCGATAATGAAGCCAGAAACAGCACTCTCCAAATCGGGAGAGGGCACGGCCCATGAACAGGGAGATGGGATGCATGAGTAAAAAGCGTCTCATTTCCTTGGGCCTTCCTGAAAGGCGTTTCAGACATGAATGGATTCAGAACTCGAACCAGGTGTCAATTGGAAATTCGTCTCGCGGACCTCATGAGCGCAAGTACCACGCGCCGGGACGAACGGGAGATTGCGCGGGTCAGCGCGGAACTCGCGACCCTGATCCACCCGTCCCTGGGCCGGTTCTTTGAGCGGCTGGTCGCCGGGCTGGACGATCCTGCGACCTCCACGCAGGCGATCCGACATATCGACGCCCACTGCCCCCTGAACAACGCGGGCCTCTTGCGCTTGCTGGCTGAAGCCGACGGCCTCGACCCTGCCGAGGGAAATCGCCAGCGGCTCTCCGCCGTCCTGTGCCGGCTAATGGATGCCGTCCCCGGCGTGACCGTCCCACTTCCCATAGAAGGACCGGTGTCGGATCGTCTCGACGAGCTTTCCGAGCTGTACCTGGAAGCGAAGATCTCCGGAAAGCTTCTCGACCCGGCCGTGGTCGCACGCTTCCAGGAACTCACGTCTTGACCGCCGCACAACGCCCGGTTCCAGGCAGTCAGCCAAATCCCTGAGTAGCCAGAGGATCGAACCGGGTCCCGCGTCAAGGCTTCCCCTTGGCGGTCCGCGCCGCCGCGATCTGGCACCAGGACAGCTTCTTCTCCCCGTGATAGGGCCGCGCCAGCCCCCGGCGGATCATCTCCCGGCCCACGTCCGTCCCGTCCGGCGTGACGACGCGGGCCAGGGCGCGGCCGGCGTACTTGTCGTGATGGACGTCGAACAGCAGGACGCGGGGATCGGCGATGAGCGAGCGCATCGCCTCCGACGCCTGCGCGGCCAAGGCCTTCTCCCCCTCGCACTTCCCGTTCTTCTCCGGCGTGTCGATGCCGTCGATGCGGATCGCGACCTCGACGGACTGGTCGAGCCACGTCGCCACCCGGACCTCCAGCGTGTCGCCGTCGCGGACCTTGGTCACCTCGGCGGCGAAGGGGCCGTCCATGCGGGTTGCTGGAAGCGCCTGGGATGCGGTCAGGGTGAAAACCGCTGCGGCAGCTAGGGTCGGTGTCATGGCACGCATGGGCGGCCTCCTGAAGCGATGTCCATTTTCTCGACCACAAATGAGGTCGAGAAAATGGACATGGGTTGGGACATGTTCCTCATGACGTTTCCCCTTCGGTTGGATCTTGTCGCATGGCGCGAATTATTTCGGCGGCAACCTGCGGGCAGATGCTGTTGCCCAGCGCCTTCAGCTTGGCGACCCGGTCGGGGACGCGCGTTTCGAGGAGCGGGATCGTTTCGGGGCGCACTCCAGCCATTCCGGCGGATAGCCTTGCATCCAGGCCACGAACCGGGGCGAGAGCGACCCGCCTTGCCTTTCCGTCGCGCCCGGCGATCCATCCGGCATCGTCCCAGAAGCCGCCTGCGCCGGGAGCGGCGTCCCGCCCGCCCCGAAGGCCATGTTCGGCCCGCCCTTCTCGCCGTCGGATGCTCGCGGTGTTGACCACATCGCCCGGATCGTCGCCGTTGGCAAGTCGTCGTCCCCTGGGGAGCGCGTCAGAGGGTTTGACCCCTTGTGATCCGATGCCGTCGGAGTGGGCCATGTTGACAGCGGCGATCCAGACCCGGTCGCGGCGGTGGGGCGCGTCGATGGCACAAGCCGGAACAACAAACGCCCGTGCGCTGTAACCAGCGGTTTCCAAATCAAGCAACATTCCGTCGAGCGCCATGCCGACGATGTTAGCAACGTTCTCGACAGCGACAGCAGCGGGTCGGCACGATGCAACAAGGCGAGCCATTTCCGGCCAGAGGTGGCGGTCATCCGCTGTGCCGCGCCGCCGTCCTCCGACCGAGAAGGGTTGGCAGGGCGGGCTTCCGGTCCAGATCGGCTCGTCGTCCGGCACTCCGGCGAGGCGGCAGGCGCGCGCCCAGCCCCCGATGCCGGCGAAGAAATGGCACTGGCCGTATCCAGCAAGGTCATCAGGCTGTACTGACCGGACATCGCGTTCATCAACGTCTCCCGGCGGGAGGTGGCCCGCTTCGATAAGGTTGCGCAGCCAATCCGCGCAGTAGCTTTCGTTCTCGTTATAGTAGGCGGGCCGGGCCATCACGCGCCGTCCATGCGGGTGGCGGGAAGGGCTTGGGATCGCGCCGGGGCAGTGGCCTCGCGTCGCATGGGCGGCCTCCTGAAGCGGTTCCTGGCGGTGTTCAACGGAAGACCCCGGCGGGCAGGTCGGTGCGTCGGCACCCCTGCGAGGCCATGCACAGCGCAACCGGTCACGGCGGGGCGTCGCGGGCGGCGTCCGCCATCCCGGCGGCGATCCTCCGGGACACCGCGCGGACGAGCGCGGCGCCGCCGACGACCAGGGCCAGCGCCGCGACCGCGAGGGTCCCCGCCACGCCGAGCGAGGCCGCGAGCCAGTCCACGGTGCGCTCGATGGCGAAGACGGCGCCGGCGCCAGCGAAGACGAAGGTGGCAGCCTTCGTGGAGATCGCGAGGCATCGGCGCCAGGGCATCGGCGGCGGGGCCGGGGGCGGCGCTTGGATACCGGTCGCGTCCGGGTCGTCGGCGGGGGCCGGGGCCACCAGGAGCAGGTCGCCCGGCTGGCTGTCGTAGACGAACGGCCCGGACCTCCAGGTCACGGCGCCGGGGGCGACGGCGACGACGACGCCCTGTTCCCCGCCGGACTCCTGGACGATGTCGCCGGGCCGGTGCGGTTCCGGGGCGTCCCGGAACTCCCGGCGGCTCGCGCACCGTCCCGCCAGGACGGCCACCTCCGCGCACTTGTCCCGCCAAGCCTCGATGTTGTCCAGGTTGTCCAAGCGCCTTCCCTTTCAGGTTTGGTCAATCGAACCATAGATACCCGTCGTCCCGCATGAAGATCCATCCGGGTCCGTCGGGGTCCTTGCCGCTGGCGCAGACCGCCGTCCCGTCGTGCAGGCCCCAGACGGTCAACGGGGGATCGGCCCGCACGGACAGGGCGGCCAGCTCGAAGCGGTGCCGGCGGTGCAGGGCGAGGTATTCGCCCTCGGTCAGCGGGACCTTCAGCGCCACGGGGAGGCTTCCAGCAGGGCCAACGCCTTGTCGCGCAGCCGGTACCAGTGCACGTGGGGGGACGTCGCCGTCATCGGGAGCACGCCCCTCAGGAAGGCCTGGAACGCCTGCGCCAGCGCCTCCTCGTGCGCGGTGGAGTCGGGGGCCTTGCGACCGTGCGCCAGCGCCCACAGGACCCCGGACGGGCGCCCGGACACTTCCTGCTCGACGAAGGAGTGCGCGAACTCGTGCTCGAAGCAGTACGCCATCGGGTCCGGGTAGCCGAGCCGGGCGGCGAGCGCGGCGTAGTCCGCCCCCCCGTCCGGGTAGGCGCCCCAGCCGGAGCCGTCCGGGAACTGCGTCCAGGCCCAGGCGCCGTAGTGGCGGACCTCGCAGAAGGTCAGGCGGACGGTCCGCAGCGGCGGCTCGCCCGTGTCCAGGGTGACGATGCGGGGGGCGGTCCCGTCCATGGCCCGGCCCGCCTAGGCCGCGCCCCGGGCGGCGCCCTCGGCGAACCGCGCCAGCTCGCCCGCGAGGTCTTCCATGCGCCGGTAGTCCTGTTCGGTGGGATCGCCGTCGCCCTCGGCCGCGCCCATCATCCCGGCCAGCAGGGCGGTCGCCCCGGCATAGAACGCGCGGCGGCATTCCTGCACCTGGACCGGGGAGGCGTCGCGGGGGACGACCGAGCGGCGGTAGCTCGCCCAGAAGTCGGCGATGGTCCGGGGATCTTCAGTCATGGCGTTTGGTCCTCTCTCGGGAAGGGACGGTTCACTTACAGGATGCCCGGCAGGGCGGGACCGAACTCCCGGACCCGCCGCGCGTCGCGCTGGGCCTGGAGGGTCGCCCGCCGGCCCTCGGCATGGTGTTCCCTGTCGTGGAAAAGGTGTTCGCGTTGGCACAGCGCCTTCAGGTTCGGCCGGTCCCCCGGCACCCCGTTGTTGGTCGGGTCGTGGTCGAGGTGGGCGATGGTCAGGACGATCCGGCAGAACGTGCCCCAGGGCATCTCGCTCCCGCGCACCGCCCCCAGGCGCCTGCCCGTGTCAGCGTCGTACACGTCGCCCCCGGCGACGTCGATCCAGTGCGCGAAGTCCGGTCCCTTGACACGCAGGACCGTGGCCCCGTTGGGCGCCCCGCACTGCTCGCAACGGTGGCCGGCGCGCTCCAGCACCTCGTCGCGGATCGCGCGCCGTTCCCTCGACGTGATCGAGCCACCGGGATAGCGTCGCATGTTCTCGGGCTTGATCGGCATGTCCTCACCCTCCCCAGTCACTGACCATGTCCCGCGCCCTAGCCCGGAGCGTCCTGAGAGCCGCCGACCGGGTCGAGAACGCCACCCGCGCGACCAGCGCCGCCAGCGCGCAGAGCCGGTCGGTCCGCCAGCCGTCCCAGCCGCGCCGGCTGGCCGGGACCGACCGGGGGTCGCGGGGCGGCGACCAGGATGCCAGCGCCGTGCGGGCGAGGAGCACCGTGCGGCGGTCCTCCGGGTCGTTCGTGGCGGTCCGGGCGACGTCGTCCAGCAGGTCGATCATCCGGCACATCCGGGCGATGGCGGCCGGGACCTCGCGAAGTCCGGACTCCAGGTTGCTCAGCGTCGCCACCGGGGTGCGCAGGTCCGCGACGACCTCGCTGTGGTGGACGTAGCCGCGGGCCTTGCGCCAGGAGCGGAACTCGCACCGGGACATGGCGCCGGGCGGGGCGTCCAGGTCCGGCCTACCGGACGTGGGCATTGGCGTACCGCTGGTCCGCCATGGGACGTTCGGGACGGCCTGGGCGGTCACGTGCCGCCCCCGTGCCGGGAGTCCGCGCCGCCCGCGCCGACCGGTCCGGTCTGGGCGTCCGGGGCGGGGGCGGGTCCGGCCGGCCGCTGGTCCGCCCTGGCCGACCGCTGGTCCGCCAGGGGCCGCCCGGCGGGGACGCCGTCCGTCGCGCCCTCCGGGACGACGCCGAGTTCGAGCAGCCGGCCCGCGACCGCGTCGGACTGGGTCTCCAGGAAGCGCCGGCACACGGCCAGGATCTCGTCGCGGAACTCGGCCCAGGCCTCCGACCCGAAGGCGTCGGCGGTGCCGGGGAGGCCGGCCTGGACATACTCCTGGAGGCGGTTCGGGGCGTGCACCGTCACGGGCACGTTGCCGACCGGGCTCGTCGAGACCACGGAGACCGACAGGAAGGCCTCCGGCGTGAGGGACAGCGTCTCGACGAGTCGGTCGCGCTCGGCCCGGAGCAGGTCGGACGCGCGGGCGAGGCCGTTCACGGTCTCTAGGTCCTTGATGTACATGATGCCTTCCTGGTTACTCGTTGGGTTCGCAAGGGGTTGTCGGCCGGGTTCGGGCCGGGTTCGGGCCTTGCCGGCGCCGGTTCAGGCGAGGCCGGCCAGCGTCCGCAGGACCGCGGCGGCGGTGCGCAGGGCCAGGACCAGGAGGCACCACAGGCCGAGCGCGAGGACGACCGCGACGGCGAACCGCGTCCGCCTTGGCCAGCGCCGCTCCCCCCGCCGCCCGCCCTGCGGACCTCGGCGGCAGCGGATCGGGTCCATGGCCGGCGCTTCCCGGTCAAAGGTTCAGGCTGGACAGGTAGCGCCGCGCGGCCTCGAAGCGCCCGCGCCGGTCCAGGACGCAGAGGCCGTCGTGGAACCGGACCCGGCCCGCCAGGATCGCCCGGTCGATGCCGGTCCCGCCGCGCGCCGCCGCCCGGCCGTGCAGGGCGCCGGCCAGGGCGCACGCCCGCAGGCGCCGGCACCGCCCGGCCACGGGCTCGAACACGTGGCGCATGGGGTCCCCCGCGACCGCGTGGGGGGCGGGGGCCTGGGCCGTCTGCTCAATGGCTGGTCGCACGGGGCGTCTCCTGGCTTGGCTGGTATTGCAGGGCGGCCAGAACGCCGAGGCAATAGGTCTCGGCGATGTACCGCTCGTCATGGCAAGTGTCCTCGAGCGCCAGTCCGCGGCACCGGAACTGCACCGTGAACCGCCCGCCGTCCGGCACGATCCGGCCCACGGGGACCTCCCCGAAGTGGACCGCCCAGACCCCGTCGCCCTGGGCGACGAAGTATGCGCCGGGGGGCCTCACGACGGCCCTTCCGCTTGGTGGCGGCAGCGGTGCCAGTTGAGCCGGATGAATTGGTACAGGTCGATCCGCCGCTTCTCGTAGCTGGTGCCGTCGAGGATGACGACGCGGGACGGCTCGACGGCCACCAGCTTGCCCGGCCCGATCCCGGGCGCGTAGACCGCCGGGTCGCCGCTCCGGAACTCGCGGTAGAAGTCCTTCCCGTCGATCCGGCCGAAGATCAGGAGTTCCCGGTCCGCCCGGATGACGGCGTGGAACCGGCCGACCGGCCGGCCCCGGCGGAACTGCCCCGAGATGGTGCGGGACCGCGGCGCGATGTCGGTCAGGCTGCGCCCGCCGGCCTCGACCGTGACCGTCCCGCAGACCGGGCACTGCGGCTCCTGGATCACAGCCTGGGCACCCCGCAGGGCGCGCCCGTGCCGGCGGGGCGGGCGGCCCGGCGCGGGACCGGCGCCCCGATGGCCTTCGCCGCCACCGCGAACAGGGCGCGGACGTCCTCCTTGCCGACGTCCGGGTCGTCGTTGAAGAAGGCGATGCTGCCGTGGCCGGACCATTCCGCCACGACCTCCTCCACCGTCCGGGTCGCCGCCCGGAAGGCTGTGAGCGCCGCCGGGTCGGACGCCGGGTAGGGGTACCGGTCCGTGTCGTCGTAGCGCCAGTCCTCCAGGCCCCACAGGTCCGACGCGGCGCGCAGCAGGAACCCGACCGCGCAGAACCGGCACGCCCGTGGGCTCCGCCAGCTCGCGATGTCGCCGTCCGGGAACCGCGCGAAGCAGCCCTGCGAGAAGCCGTGCCGCCGGGTCAGGTCCACCGCGCGGACCAGGAGGTCCCGGGCGCGCCGTGCGGCCTCGGCATCGGAGGCCGCGGCATCGACGGCCTCGACGGGGCGGGCGGTCATCGGGACGACTCCTTGGAAACGAGGGGAACGGAAGGGACGAAGGGGGCCGGGCGGCGGCCCGGCGGGGGGCGGAACGGGTCGTGAGGCGCGAGGAACGCCTCGATCCGGCCCTCGAACCGGTCCGCGACCGGGCCGGTCCCGCCCGCCCGGGCCGATGAGAGCCACTGGGCGAGGCGCCGCGCGCCGGGGTGCCAGACCGTGTCGTCGTGGGCCGACAGTTGCTCGCGGGCCACCGCGACGACCTCCTCGGCCGCCGCCAGGGAGCCGACCTCGTCCGCCATCAGGCGATACCGGGACACCAGCATCCCACGGACCAAGTCGAGGTAGACGACGGGTTCCATGGCGGCGCGGACGGGAGCCGCGGGGGTCATGCCGACACCGCCCGGCGTGCGCCGGCTCGCGCCGGGAACAGGGCCAGGACGCTGCGGTGGACCTCCACGAGCGCGCCGTCCGGGGCTTCCATCCCGCGGGCCGGGCCGGGCGTCCGGTAGCGCAGGAAGGCGCCGCCGTCCGCCGTCGTCGAGTCCACCTCGACGTAGCCGGTGGACCGCAGGACGACCGCCGTGTTCGGCGGGAAGTCGAAGGTCTCGTTGCTGCAAGGCTGCGCCAGCACGGCGCAGTGCCAGTCGCGGGGAAGGTCTCGGGTCTCAAGGACCTGGGTGGCCATGGTCGTGTCTCCGGTTCGGGGGATGTTGTTTGTTTCAACCCACGCACCCGTCGGGGTGCGACTGACGTGATGGGCACCTGGGAGGGGGCCGTTTCAACCCACGCGCCCGTGAAGGGCGCGACTGTCTAGGGATGCCCCGCCCCGACCTGCTAGGCCGCGACCGGGACGAGGTCCCGGAGCCGTTCCAGCTTCGCCTCCACCGCCCCGGCGAAGTCGCGCTCGCCGTCCCGCCACCCGTGCACGCCCCGGTCCTCCAGCGCGCGTTCCGCCACCGCCTCAAGGTCCGTCGCCTTGTCCACCGAGTATTCGCCCTCAGCGACCGAGTACCCGATCTCGTACCGAACGAAACGGCCCGTCCTGTGCGAGTACTCGACCAAGTCGAGCCTCAGCGTCACCCGGTTCATTACCATGTCCATCCGCAGTTCCGCGAAGAGTTCTTCTGTTCCAAGGAACGCGATTACGTCCGTCATTTTCCTGATTTCCTCATTGGTGCCGACCAATGAGGGAAGTGTACTTTTCATTGAAAACAAGGTCAAACGGAAAAACCGTTCGTTAACCATTTTTCCGCGACGCCCGGACGTTCGCCGGGCATTCGTCCGGCATTCGAGGCGCATCCCAGGGACCGGCGCGGCCATCGATCCCCTTGGCCACATAATCCGTTGCGTCCGCCCGCCCCCGGCGTATCCTCAGTCGCGCGGCTTCCCCTTCACCTTGGCTGCACCAAAGCTTCCCGGCGTCGGTCCCTCGGCGCCGGGGAGCCCCCCGCCAGGGCCGGCGGGTGCCGGACACGGAAAAGGCGGGACCCTTCGGCCCCGCCCCACATCCACCGCACGCACCGCTCGTGGACGGTTTTCCCGTTCAGCCCGGCGGCCCGGCCCGCTCGATCCACAAAGGCACGTTGCAGCCGCGCCAGCCCGAGGCATCGACCACGGACGCCCGGCCGCATCCCCGTAGCGCCGCGACCGGGTCGTTGTACCGCATCAGGCGAAGCCACACGGCGCCCGCCGCCGGGTCGGCCCCCAGGGCGTCCCGAAGGCCGTCGGCGACCGCCGCCGTCTCAACCGCGCCCGCGCGCCAGCCCATCGCGTACCCGGCCCCCGCCGACGCGGCCATCCCGGACACCAGCACGCCCGCCGCCGCCAGCGCCGACCGCCACGCCAGGCGGGACGTGCGCCGCTCGACCATGCCCTCGGCCGCCGCGCCGATGGCCCGCGCCGAGCGCTCGACCAGCGCCGCCTCGCCCTCCGGCGTCAGCCCGCGCGCCCCCGCCGCGACCGCCGCCCGGGCCGCCTGCGCCGCGTCGTGGACCGCGAGGAGCACCGCGAACAGGGGGCGGTCGTCCCGCACCCCCGCCTGCCGGCACATCTCCCGGAATCCGCCGTCCGGATCGCTCAGGGCAGCCATCCCGAGATCCCCAGCGTCCGGATGTTGCGATCCAGGTCATCGAGCCAGTCCTCGGCCATGAACGACTGGACCGGGTCAAGGGGGTCCGGACCCAGGCCCGACGCGGCGTCGTGGATGCTCAGCCCGTGCTCCCGGACCTCGTCCATGCAGGCCAGCCGGGTCAGCAGGAAGGACTTCGCGCCGGCCTCGACCATCGCGCGGAACCCACGGTCGTTCATCGTTCCCTCGAACGCCCCGGCAACGGTCCTGCCGTCACGGATCACGCCCTCGTTGAGGACCAGGAGCAGCCTCTTGGGATTGAAGTACCCGGCTTCCCAGATCGACACGCAGTGCCGAAGGTCCTCCGACTCCGGACCCAGGACGTAGATCGCCAAGGGCTCGATCCCGCGCCTGGAGCAGAACTCGACCAGCTTGAGGTCGCGCCCGTACTCCAGGAGCACCCGGTCGCCGCCGCCAAGGTCGAGCACCGCCGAGCGCTTCTCCTTCACCATCGCGTTCAGGACGGAGGACAGCCACGCCTTCACGTCGGGAAGTTCCTCGCTCGACGGCGAGACGGCATCCGGGAACAGGTCGGACAGCGTCCGCGACCGGGCATCGCCGTCCGCCACGATCACCGGGCGGCCCGCCGCCATGGCCCGCCACGCCAGCTCGGCCAGCAGCGTGGACTTGCCGCCGAACCCGCGCCCCAGGCCGACTGCCAGGACGGGCGCGGGGGACGGGACCGTGGACTTCCCCGCCGCTTGGCCGCCGGAGGTCCCGGCCGCCGCTTCAAGGACATCGTTCTTCGCCATGCTAATTTTCCCCTTACTTCCTCGATGATCGTCTGTTCAGCTCGGCCCGCATCCGGGCCAGGGCGTCGTGGGCGGACTCACCCTCCGCCGAGGGCGCCGGCCGGTCCGGTTCCCGGGCGTCCGGGAGAGTGTCCAGCGAAGGCCCGACGAGCGAGGCATCGCCGCCCCGTTGAACCGAAGCCTTCCTCGCCTTCCTCGCCGCGCGCTTGGCGTGCTCCTTCTGAACCCGCCACCATGTCACCCGAAGCCGATCGCCGGACGGCGACTTGCCCTTGGTGTCCACGAGGCCGCCTTCCCGGAACTTCTCGGCCAGCATGTCCCAGTTCGGGCGGCGGTCCTCCACCAGCGCCGCGAACTCGTCATGATTGTCCAGGAACCATTGCGACACCGGGGAGCGCCTGGAACCCCCCTCGCGAAGGACCGACCGGATCTTGCCAAGCACGTCGGGTTTGCCATTCTCCGTCACCGTCGCCCCCTTGTTTCATCGGGCATTTTCAATTCCTCGTCACTGGGTGAATCCTCGGTCATGGGGTTGTTAAATACGGCTGGTCGATCGCACCATTCAGGTTGGCACCCCTCAGGTCCGCGGCCCCCACGTCGGCCAGCCGCATCTTGGAGCCATCCAGCTTGGCGCCCCTCAGCTTGGCGCCCCCCAGGTTTGCGAGCGTCAGGTCGCACCCCCTTAGGTCGGAGAGCGTCAGGTTGGCGCCCGTCAGGTTTGCGTCCTTCAGATTGGCCATCCTCAGGTCAGCGCCCGTCAGGTCCGCACCGCCCAGGTTGACAAGCTGCAGGTTGGCACGCTGCAGGCAGGCGTCCGTCAGGTCCGCACGCCGAAGGTCCACGTTCATCAGGTCCGCGCCCTCAAGAACCGCATCCGTCAGGTCGGCACGCCGCAGGTCGGCGCTACACAGGTCGGCACACCTCAGGTCGGCCCGCCGAAGGTCCGCGCCCCTCAGCTTGGCCAGCCTCAGATTGGCACGCATCCCATACGGGTCGGCTGCCAGCCAGCGTGCGTGCCGGGCCAGGATGTCGGCCAGCGGCTCCCCATCATGCTTCACGCCAGTCATGCGCCGGATCATCCGGATCATTTCAGTCACCTAAAATTCCTCCTCACGGGATGATGGAAGCCGGCGCGTCGATCGCGCCCTCCAGGTTGGCGCCCCTCAGGTCTGCCAACTCCAGCTTGGCGCCCATCAGGTTGACATACCGCAAGTCCGCACCCCTCAGGTCGGAACGCCGCAGGTCGGTGCCCCTCAGGTCGGAACGACGAAGGTCCGCACCCCTCAGGTTGGCCCGCTTCAGGTTGGAATTCCTCATGTCCGCGCCCCCCATGGTGGCACACCACAGGTCTGCACCCGACAGGTCGGCGTCGCTCAGGTCCGCGCCGGACAGGTTGGCGCAGGGCAGGGCGGCACCCTTCAGGTTGGCAGACCTCAGGTCGGCCCCCCTCAGGTTGGCCAGCGGCTCCCCTTTGTGCGTCATGCCGGCGATGGCTTCGGTCTTTTCGGTCATTTCCAACTCCTCGGTCACGAGGTCGTGGAAGTCGGCGCGTCGATCGCGCCTTCCAGCTTGGCGCCCCTCAGGTCTGCGTCCGTCAGATTGGCCCGCCGCAGGTCGGCACCCCTCAGGTACGCGCCCCCTAGGTCGGCCCCCGACAGGTCCGCTCCCGTCAGGTCCGCACCGCCCAGGTTGGCGTTCCTCATGTCGGCTCTCCGCAGGTCCGCGCCCCTCAGGTCGGCGTAGGGCAGGACTGCGCCCCTCAGGCCCGCCAACCTCAGATCCGCGCCGGACAGGTCTGCGTGGGGCAGGGCGGCGCCTCTCAGATCCGCCAGCCTCAGGTCGGCGCCGGACAGGTCGGCACGCCGGCCCTTCGGGTCGCCGGCTATCCAAAGTGCATGCCGGGCCAGGACCTCGGTGATCATCGGGTTCGTCCGGATGGCTGCGCTGGTCATGTCGTCGTCTCCGTCCGTTGCGTCTCATTGCTTCCTTGAAACAGACAATAACGCAGCCGTATCACGTCATCAACATAAAAAGACCATTGGTTAAAAATCCGTATCACATAATATATGCAAAGTTATGTATACGTTATTCGGAGTCAACACGCCGCACCCGGTCGATACACGCCCGTCGCGGTGCCGCTGCAATTCCGCCTCAACGGCATCTCGCTTCCGTATCGGCTCCGTACCGGTCCCGTATCGAAGACGCGGCCGAAGCAAGCCGAAGCGCAGGCCCAGGCCCCAGGCGACGACGCAAGCCCAAGGCCGAGCCGCCCTCGCGCGCACACGCGGTTATTATCATCATCTTCTTTTTATAGTTTATAGTTCGTTGCCTCAGCCGTTGGTACAGCCGTTGAACGGGTTTCGTTGTTTATCAACGGTTTAGCGCTCAAGAACCGATAATTTCCGTGACGATTTTCCGAGCGTTTTTCGATGCGTTTCTTGATCGAAACGCCGGATCGGACAAGGCGGACCGGGGTTGGAGCGGGGGGGGTCGGGATGGGAAGCCGAGGTGTGGGAAAAAGGGGTAGAGGAGGGTAGGGAACAAGATAAAGCCCCCCTCGGCGGGGTGCCAAGCCCCTGCCGGGGCTCGCGGTCCGGGCCTCGGCGGCGGGGCGGGGCGGGGGTTTTGCCGAGGCAATCCAGGGGTTGCCTGGATACCGGAAGTGGGCTACATTGTAGTTCGTTTTGAACGTCCCGCCGCCCCTTTCACCGACCATCCCACCGACCATCGCGAGGATCAGCGTCCCGATGCCCATCAGCACGCTCCATGACCGGCGCCTCCAGGCCGAGCGGGACTTCCGGCTGCGGTTCGCGCGGGGCGGGGAGGCCTCGACCCGGGACGCGGGCCGGGGGCGGGTCCTGGGCGGAGGCTGGGGGACGGCGGGGGCGATCTCCCGGCCGGCACCGGTCGCGGCCACCGCAGCGCCGGCCACCATAGCGCCGGCCCCTGTGCGCCGTGCCGGTCCGGGGGCTGGGCGGCCCGGGGGCGTCGGCCTGGACGCCGCGTCGGGGATCACGACGACGGGCCGGACGACGCGGGGCGTCCTGCTCAAGCCCCCGGCGCCGTGGAAGCAGGCGGTGACGGTCAAGGCCTCGTACAAGGAACGCAAGGGGACCGGGGCGGAGACGGCGCGTCGGTTCCGGGCCGCGCTGTCGCGCCAGGGAAAGTACAACACGCGGGAGGACCGGGAGAGCGCGCGGGGCGGGACCGAGCCGGTCGAGGCGTTCACGGCGCGGGACGACGGCGTCGAGATCGGGGCCGCGACGGCGGCGTGGGTCGAGGACCGGCGGTACTGGAAGCTGATCGTGAGCCCCGAGCGCGGGCGTGACCTGCGGGACATGAAGGGCTACGTCCGCGACCTGATGGCCCAGGTCCAGCAGGACGTCCTGTATCCCTCCGAGCTTCGCCGGGGCCGGGAGGTCGAGTGGGTCGCGGCGGTCCATGACGACACGGACCATCCCCACGCGCACATCCTGATGCGCGGCCGGCTCGGCGACAAGGACCTCGGCCTGCGCCCGGACTACGTCGCGCACGGCATCCGGGCTCGGGCGGCGGAGGTCGCGACGCGGGAGCTTGGGCCGAGGACGGGCCTGGACGCGCCCGCGATGGGCGTCGAGGAACTTCGGGAGTTCGCGGCCCGGGACCCCGAGACGGGACCGGCGGCCGGGCTCGGCGCGATCCCCGAGGGCATCCCGCTCCCTGAGATGGACAGCCGGTTCCGCGCGGCCGGCTGGCGGGTCCGGGTCACGCTGGACACGGCCGCGCGGGACCGGGTCGCCGTGCTGCGCGAAGACCTGCGGGGAATGAAGGTGGGCGCGAAGATGAACCGGGAGACCGGCGAGCTGACGCTCTACGCGGGGACCTACATGGGCGCGCAACTGGTCGGCCGGATCGTCGGGAACGGGTACGCCGACATCGTCCGCCCCGCGGGGGCTGCGGCGAAGGCGCGCGGGCTGGAGATGGCGGACGGGGTGTGGGCGTCCTTCGAGGCGAAGGGCGACGACGACCGGTTCGGCCGCCTGGGCGCGGCCGGGGTCGTGTTCACGCGGGCCGACGAGCGGCGCATCCTGGAGCCCGGCGCGGACGTGGAGGCCGAGACCGACCGGGCGGTGTTCCGGGCGAACGAATGGCACAACCATTACCACCCGGAAAGCTTCCTGGGGGCGGGGGCGGCGGAGCGGGGGGACGGACAGCCCGAGGCGGGCTGGGTCCTCAGGGTCCACGCGGGCGAGGCCGCCGGGGACGTCGTGAAGCTCCTGGGCGTCGTTGACATGCAGTACCGGGTCGTGCCCGGCGGGTCCGTCGATGCGGACGGCCGCCCGGTCGATGCCGTGGTGGTCTACGCGGGACCCATGGACGCGGCGAACGAGATCGTGGACGCGCTGGAGATCGCGGTTGGGAACCGGCTGGAGAGCCCGGCCGGGGACGGGTCGGCGCATCGGTTCCTGGACGGGATCGACGGCCGGTACGTCCCGCACAGCATCGCGGAGGGTCAGTTCTCGGACCGCTGGGTCAACGGCGTCCCGCTGCTGAGCGGGTGGGAGGACTCGGTCGGGTTCCTCGGCGAGGATGCCGTCCTGGACGAAGCCGCCGGGATGCTCGCGGAAATGGACGGGGCGGCGTTCCACGGCGGGCACGACGACGGCGCCTCGGTCGGCCTGGACGACGCCGACCCCTCGGACCTTGGCCTGCCCGACCCGTGGGAACGGGCCGGCGGGGGAATTCATGAAACCCATGCGTGGGAGGGACTGGAACTGTGAATTTCGATCCGTTCTTCGGCTACTCGGAAACGACGGCCTTCGCGGCGGCGGGCGGGGCGGTGGCCCTCCTGTTCGCGCTTCGGTTCGGCGTTCCCGGCCTTTACCGGTCGGTCGTTCGCCGAGCCCGGCGGCGGCGGCACCCGGAGCTTGACCCCGGCTCCCCGTGGGCGACGCGGCGGGATCGGGAACGCTACGGCCTGCGCCCGGCGACGCGCTGGTGGAAGCCGTGAGGCCGGGCGGCGGCATCGTGATCGGCGAGGACCCGGACGACGGGGAGCTGCTGATCGACAAGAGCCAGGACCACGTCCTGGTCGAGGGGCCGAGCGGGACGGGCAAGACGACCTCGTTCTTCATCCCGACGCTGGCGCGGACCTGGGTCGGCTCCGCCGTCGTCCACCTGCGGATGAAGGACCTGTACCTGATGCTCCAGGGGACCCGGAAATGGCGCCACAACCTGATCCTCGCGCCGTCCGAGCCGTGGTCGGTCCGCTACAATCCGTTCGCGGAGATCGGCACGGGGGCGGACGCCGTGACCGACTGCCAGAACATCGCGCACATGCTGCCCCACGGCGGGAAGATCAGCGCTCGGGACCCGATCTGGGACACGAACTCGGTCGGGTTGGTGTCGGCGATGATCCTGTTCCTGCTGAACTTCGCCGAGGACGACCGGAAGAACTTCTCCGGCCTGATCGAGCTTCACGAGCAGCGCATGGAGGGGGCGCAGCGGATGATGCGCAACCTGCATCCCGACCCGTGGGTGCGGAACTTCATCGACTACGGCGCGCGCAAGATCTACCAGAACGAGAACGCGCGGTACGCGGACAGCATCGTGGCGACGATCGACGGCTACCTTGAGGCGTTCAACAACCCGATGGTCAGCGACATCACCCGCGAGAGCGAGTTCCGGATCGCCGACCTCGTGTGCGGGCCGCACCCGGTGGCGCTGTGGCTCTACCTTCCCCCCCACCATAGCGACCGTCTGGCGCCGCTGGCCCGGATCGTCACGTCCCAGGTCCTCAAGAAACTGATGGCGGACGACCTCGCCTCGGGGGAACTCAACGTCGATGGGGTGCGCCGGGAATGGCCGATGCTGTTCTGCCTGGACGAGATGAACCGCATGGGGGTGTTGTCCGAGGTCGAGGGGGCCTACGCCGACATGCGGAACTCGGCGTGCCGGGTCATGGCCGGGACGCAGTCGATCCCGGTCCTGACCGACCCGAGGATGTACGGTCCCAACTCATTGATCGCGTCGCAGAGCAAGCGGGTGATCCTGAAACCCAAGGGCCTGGCCGAGGCGCGCAACGCCTCGGCGATGCTGCCGCTCGTGAAGAAGCGCCAGTACTCGGCGTCCGAGAACTTCGGCACGGTCGAGGAGCGCCGGGGCAGCGGCCTGACGGAAAGCTTGGCGGACCGTCCCCTGATGCGACCCGACGAGATCCTGGCGATGCCGGTCGAGAAGGTGATCGTCCCGGGGTTCGACAAGCCCTTGTTCGTCAACCGCCCGTCCTGGGGCCACTGGAAGGACCTGCTCGATCCGGTGCCGACGCGCTTGTGGCCCGACCTGCACGTACCGTTCCTGCCGGTCCGGGCGGACGGGGCCTACCTGGACCTTCCGAAGCGGACGCTGGGGGCCAACCCGTGGCACGGGGTCCGGCATCCGGTCGAGGGGGAGCCGGTGACCGTGGACGTGGGCCTGGACGGCGGGGCCGAGACGGGCAGATCGCCCGAGCTTATTTCACTTTGACGAGGTACGCGATGAGGAAGGAACGGAAAGAGGAGCGCACGGTGTCGTTCTTCGCGGGCGACCTGGAGTGGCTTGACCGGCAGGCGGCTCGGCGGAAGGCCGGGCGGAGCGCCCTGCTCGCCGAGATGATCGCGGCGGCGCGGGGCGAGGCGGTCGAGGACGACGCGCTGAAGATGGTGGTGGAGCGCCTTGGCCGGGTGGAGGCGATGGTGAAGTCCCTGGCCGGGATCGCGGTCGGGCTCGACCGCCACGCCCGGCGCACGCGGGCGATGGTGTCGCTGGACCAGCAGGTGGCGATCCTGGGCGAGGCGGCGCGGCCCAGGACGCTGGAACAATTGAAGCTGAGAACCGAGCAACTTGAGGAGGGATACATCCGTGAGATTTAGCCAAACAGCCCGTGCGACGACGTTCAACCTGCTCCTCAAGCTTCTGGGGAGCGAGATCGTCGGCCACATGACGGACCCGCTGGTCGAGGACATCTTCCTGAACTCCAACGGGGCCGGGTTCGTCCGGTACGCCGGCAAGAAAACCAAGCTGGGAGTGAGCGTCGATGGCGAGGCGATGAGCCTGATCATCGGCTATGCCGGGACCCTGGTCGGGATGACGGCGGACGGGGTCGCCCGGTTCGCGGTGGACGGCAAGCTGCCGAGCGGGCAGCGGTTCCACGGGGTCGTCCCGCCCCGCGCGGCCCAGGGTCCGTACATCGTCATGCGAAACCCGCCGCGCACGATCCACACGCTGGGCAGCTATGTCGATCAGGGGGTCATGACGGCGGCGGTGGCGGACCAGCTCCGGAGTGACGTGGACGATGCGAAGACCATCGTGATCGGGGGCGTCACGGGGGCGGGCAAGACCTCCCTGATGACCTGCCTCGTCAACACGGGCGCGGCGCGGGAAGCGCGCATCGTGCTGCTGGAGGACGCCGAGGAAGTCAACGTGGACGCCGTCGAGGATCGCATCGTCAAGTCCACGCTGGGCGGGACCATGGACGAGCTGGCCTACGACGCGCTCCGGGAACGGCCCGAGCGTATCTACATCGGCGAGGTTCGCGACCGGGCCATGAAGACGTGGCTTGAGGTCGTCGGCACGGGGCATCCGGGCTCGATGGTCACGCTCCACGCGGGCAGCCCGAGGGGTGTGATGGCCAGGGCCGAGCAGCTCGTCTCCGAGGCCGTGGTGGACGTCGCGGGCCAGCGCCCGGTGCTGTGCGACACCATCGACCGGGTCGTGGTCGTGGCGCTGGGCCGGGACGGGAAGCGCCGCGTGCCGGGCGTCTACGCGCCGGCCGGGCATAAGGACGGCCGCTATGAAATTCGCACTGTCGCGGGGGACGAAGGTTGTGCTACAACTTAGCGGGCTACAATGTAGCCCATTCCACGCAACACCCTGGAACGAGGATTTCGACATGCGGAACCTATCCAAGCTCCGTCACCGCGAGGCCCTGGCCTGGACCTTCGCCCTGTGCCTGTTCGCGCTGTGGAGCGACCCGGCCTGGGCGCAGGTCGGCGGCGAGATACCCGGCGGGACGTACCTGATCTCGATGATGGACACGATCGTGTCCTTCATCCGGATGAACCTGGGTCCGATCGTGGTCGTCCTCGTCGTGTTCGCGGGGGTGTTCGGGTGCGCCGCGGGCGACTGGAACCGCGGCATGGGCCGGGTCGTCATGGGCCTCGTCGCCGGGGCGTTCATCGCCGGCTCGACGCTGTGGTGGCCGTGGGTCAAGACGTGGTTCACGGCATGATCCGGGACGGCAGCATCCAGATCCTGGGTGCCGGCACCCTGCCCTACGTCTGGGGCGGGGTGCGGTTCTCGGTGTGGACGTTCCTGGCGCTCTGGGTCGTGGGCGCCGGGGCGGTCCAGCTCTACCTGACGCCGTTCGGGATGCTGAGGGGGCTGTCCGGGATCTTCGTGGTCGGGTCCATGGTCTGGTTCCTGGGCTGGGTCATGACCCAGAGGAACCCCTTCTTCCCGGAGGTCTTCGCGACGTGGCTCTGGCGCACGGTGCGCCGGGCGCATTCACTGAAGAGCTGAGAGGATCTGAGAGTTGGGCGTCATCGCAGCGATGAGGGACATGCTCGCCGGAGGCGACTGGTACTTCTGGGACGAGTTGCCGTGGTCGAGCGGGATCGAGACGGGGGACGGCCCGTGCCGGGTCGTCGAGTGCCGGAACCGGTCCTGGATGTCGTGCCTGAGGCTCGACCCGCCGGACCTGGAGTGCGGGACGGAGGCGGACCGCCTGCGCCACGCGCTGCTCTTCCACGGCGCCCTGCGGGCCTTGGGCGGCGGGCACGTGGTCTGGATCGACGAGCACCACGACCCGGAGCGACCCTACCCGGCGGCGAAGCCGGCGAACCCGGCGGCGCGGCGGTTCGAGGAAGCGCGGGACCGGACCTACGGCGAGGTCGTCGGGCACTGGCGCTCGACCCACTACCTGACGGTCCAGTGGCGCAAGCCGCCGCAGTGGATCGAGAAGCTGTCCCGGCTGGTCCTCGTGGCGCACCCCGGGGACCGTGCCCGGGACTACGGGCCGGCCTTCCAGGCGTTCAACGACCGGGTCGCGGGACTGGAGGGGCAGCTCGCCTTCCTCGGCGCGAAGGTGCTGGAGGGGGACGGCCTCGCGGCCTACCTGCACGACACGGTCAGCCGGGTCCGGCAGCCGGTGAGGTTCGGCAACTGGCAGGACTGGATCTCGCCGCAACTGGTGGACATGCCGATCAACGCCATGGAGCGGGACGACGGCGGGGCGCTGACCATCGGCGTCGGGGACGACAAGGAATACGTCGTCCCGGTCACGGTCCACAGCTACCCGGCGGGCGTCGATGCCGGGATACTCGACGGGACGGAGGACTTCGCCGGGGTGGCGTCACTGCCGATCACATACCGCCGCGTCACCCGGATCGCGATCCAGGCGAAGACCGAGGCGGTCAAGGACATGGCCGCGTTGCGCCGCAAGGCGGAGATGACCCGCCAGAACCTCCTGCGGACGACCCTCCAGCAGTTCTACCCGAACGCGCCCCAACGCCTGAACTACGAGGCCGACCACGCCGCGCAGGAGGTCGAGGAATGGCTCAAGGACCTTGCGCGGGGCAAGACGCTGCGGTGCCAGAACACGACGACCTTCCTCGTCTACCACCGGGACGCGGGGGTCGCGATGGAACAGGCGAGGATGATCCTGATGCACCTCCGGGAGACCGCGGGGCTCGTGGCCCAGGTCGGGCGGCTCGGCGCGCTGGAGAGCTTCCTGGGGACGGTGCCGGGCAACAGCGACCACGACTTCGTCCGGCCCTACACGAACACCTTGGCGAGCGGCGGTCTGGCGCCGCTGTCGAACACCTGGGGCGGGCGGCGGCACGACCCGGTGCTCAAGGGTCCGCCGCTCCTGGTCGGCACGACGAACGAGTCGATCCGGCACCACGTCGTCCTGTCGCCCGAGGGCGACGGCATGGCGAGCCACGCGGTCATCACCGGCCCGTCCGGGTCGGGCAAGACGGCCGCCATCAACGAAATGTGCTTCGGTTTCCTGAAGTACCGGGGCACGCGGGTATTCCGGATCGACAAGGGGCGGTCGGCCTACGTCTCGACCCTGTGCGCCGGGGGGACGATCATCGACCCGGTGCTGTCCGGCGAGGGTTTCCAGCCCCTGCGTTTCATCGCGGACTGGAAGGAGCGGGTCTGGGCGAAGGCATGGCTGACAGCCTACGTCCGGATGCGCGACCCGGCGCTGGCCAACGACCCGGCGGTGGACGCGGCGATCAAGGACACGCTGGAGTGCCTGGGCAAGGCGCTCGACCCGGACGACCTGGACATGTCGGCGTTCGTCAACGCGCTGTCCCATCCGGGGTTGCAGGCGGCCCTTCGTCCCCTGACCCGCGACGGTTCGCTGGGCTACGTGTTCGACGCCATCGACCGCCGGTCCTACGACGCCGACTGGACCAGCGTCGAGCTGGACGAGCTGGTCGAGGACGAGGAGGTCGCCGGGCCGCTGATGGCGTACCTGTGGCACATGATCCGGCGGCTGTGCCACCGGGACCGCCCGATGCTGATCCCCATCGACGAGGCGTGGATGGCGATGAAGGGACCGTTCAAGGACATGCTGAACAAGGGGATGAGGACGTTCCGGCGGGAGAACGCGCGGGTCGTGTTCGCGTCGCAGAGTGCGGTGGACATCGCGTCGAGCGAGCTGGCGGGGATCATCGTGAACTCGTGCTCGCTGAAGATGGTCTTCCCGGACAGCGCGATCGCCTCCCCCGAGGTCGCGGCGGCGTACATGGTCCTCCAGGTCCGCCCCCAGTGGATGGATCGGCTGAACTACCGGTTCCAGGGCGGGGAGCCCCGTTTCTGCCTCGTGATGCAGGACGGGGGCGCGCGGTTCATGCACTTCGACATGGAGGAGGAGACCGACCCGGAGGCGTTCTGGATGTGCTGCGCGACCAACAGCGGGGCGGTGGCCGACGCGCTGCGCGTCCGGGACATGGGAGGTTCGTTCCTGGACGACTGGCTCGGCGAGAAGGTGCACGGCAAACGGGCGCGGCCTCCGGTCCCGGCCCTGGCGGCAGCCGAATGAGGGGGTCGGAATACCTTGCGCTGCGCGTCGCGGCCTGCACCGCGGTGATGGCGCTGGGCGGCGGCTTCGTGTTCGCGGTGGCGCGCTGGGTCCTGCCGTGGCTGATGGGTCGGGTTTCGCAGGCGTATCCGGGACCGCTCGCGGCGTTCGCCGGGATCGTGTTCGGGATGGGGGTGATTGTCCTTGTGAGTCATGGACTTCGGGTGATAGTGGGCTATACTCTACTACGCATCGACCGGCTGGCGGACGGCGGGTCGCGGATCACCGACGAGGATGGGGGGGATTGACATGGATTGGCAGAAAATCAAGGCAACGGCTGGAGCCGTGACGGGGTCGGTTTGGCGGAATGGCCGCAATGTCCTGGCGTTTGCCGGCGCGGTATCCATCGGGGTCGATGCCTTGGTGCGTTCACAATTGGACGTGGCAACGGTCCCGTCGGTAACAATCGAACTAGGCAAATTCCTGGAGCTGAAGTACCAGATCGTGGCGATCACCTTGATTCCGTTGTTGGCGTTGATTGCGTTGTTGGCGTTCATTTCCATTACGCGCGGGTTCTGGGATGGGTTCATCGCCTTCACCGAGTCCACCGCATGGGACGCAACGAAGTGCGCGTTGGCGAAGCGGTTCCGCCGGTGACGACGGTTTCGCGCCTTGCCGCGGCGCTCATCGCGGGGACGGTCCTCGCCGGGAGCGGCCCCGCCCTGGCACAGTTCCGGGTCGGCGGGCTCGTCCCGGTCGGAGCCGAGGACGTGGCCGCCATCGACGCGGCGCTGGACGAGATGCGGAGCGCCGGATGGACGGCGGAGGAAATGGACATCCGGCTTCGTCGGGAAGGCTACGTGCTGGACCGGGCGGTCCTGGACGGCGACGTGGCCGTGGCGGACGGCCGGGTCCGGGGCATGGTCGCCGAGGTGGCCGGCGCCGGGGACCCGGCGGGCGGGGACCCGGCGGGCGGGGACGGCCGGGCGCCGAACCGGCAGCCGACCCCCTTCGAGCGCGGACTCGCGGGCGTCGCGGGCAACGTCGGGAACACCGACGAGGAAATCCTGCGGGCGATGCAGGGCGGGAACTCCCAGCTCTGGGCGCGGATGACCGGCATCCTGTCGGGACGCTCGGTCACGAACCGGGCCAACCAAGTGATCGACGGAGCGACCGGTGCCGCCACGCGCCCGATCCGGGAAGCCGGCGACGCCGCCGTGAACACCGTCATGCAGCCGATCGAGGACACCGTTGACACCGCCGCCCAGTCGGCCATGTGTTCCCTCGGCTCCGCCGCCCTGGGGGCTGCCGCCTCGCTCGTCAGCGCCGTGTTCAGCGGGGGCAAGGCCACGTACGGCGCCCAGGTCGCGCAATGGCTGACGGGGATCAGCAGTCAAGTCTGCCTGGGCCAGCAGCTCGCGGTGCAGAAGCGCATGGTGGCGCTCCAGCAGCGCATGGTGGCGCCAATCGGACGTAACGTGGTCGGTCAGGCGGGCGGCGTCAGCGGCGTGGTGCTGGATTCCATCGGCCTCCTCGACGCGGAAGAGGTCGCCAGGGGCTACCAGGACGGCGCCAGCGCCGACCTCGCCCCCGGCGCCTCCCTGGCGATGCAGCGCCTCCTTCGCGCCCGGACGGATCAGGCGCGGCGTGCCGCGCTGGAGACGGCGGCGCTCAACGTCGCGGCGGAGCGGGCCTATTCGGATATGGCCGACCGGGCGCTCGACCTGAGCCAGTCGGCCCGGGGACAGACCTCGGCCGTCCAGGCGCTGGCCCAGTTGCAGCGGGCCAATGAGGGGGCGGCGGCGGCGCGGCATTCTTCCCAGATGGCCTTCAGCAACGCGGCCCTGGTAGCGGAAGAGGAGGACCGCGCGAGCGAGCGCCTTGCCGCCGCCCGCCGGGCGCGGTTCTATTCGGGCCTCGGCCCGTCCGGCAGCCAGGAAGCGGCGGCGCCGGGTTTCAACCTTTTCCAGTGAGGAGTCGTCATGCGTGTTCGAACATGGGTCTTTGCGGCCGGTCTAGCCTTCTCTGGCATCTCGCCGGCCCTGGCCGGGGACCGGGATGTCCGGGAGCCGGCGCGGGAACGCGCGGCGCAGGCGGACCGGGCGGCGGACGCGCTGCCGGACCGGGAAGCGCGGGACGACGCGGAGGACCGCCGCGTCCTGGCCAACCGGGCTCGGTTCTACCAGGGCCTCGGCCGGCTTCGGGGCGGCGGGCGGCGGATCGACCCGTTCCCCGCCCGGGGGAACTGACCCGTGGACGAGTTGCCGGGGTTCACGCTGACCCCCGACCTCGGGTCCGGGGTCGGGAGCGCGGCGGCGGCCAGCCTCGACGCCATCGACCACGCCTACCTCATGGTCCAGGACCTGCTCAACGCCGGGTTCCCGTACCTGGAGGGCGTGGTCTGGGCCTTGTTCGGGATGGCGGCCGGCTGGGCGGTGCTGGTGGGCGTCATCGACGTGGCGTCGGGCGGGAGCAACCCGGTCGCCCTGGTCACCGGGGCCTTCCTGCGCCTGGGGATCTTCGTGTGGCTGGCGGGGGTGTGGAAGACCTTCATCGACGCGGTCGGCAACTTCGCGCTCGACCTGGGCGTCCGGATCAGCGGATCGACGGTGCCGCGCGACCAACTGATGGTGCCGAGCCGCCTGTTCGCGCAGGGAAACGAGCAGGCCGCGAAGGTGATGGCGGCGAAGGACGCGCTGTGCGACGCCTGGAAGAGCTGCCTCATGACGTTCGGCGACCAGCTCCTGCTGGAGATCATCGCCATCGCGATCTGGGTGATGTTCGGGGTCCTGGTCCTGGCCATGGTCATGGCCGCGCTGTGGCTGAAGAAGGCCGGGCTGTTCAGCTTCCTGTTCCTGCCGGCGAGCCAAGTGAAGGCGACGGCGTTCCTGGCCGAGGGGTCCATCGCCGGGGTGTTCCAGGCGTTCATGTGGCTGGTCTTCATAACCTTGGTCGCGGGATGGGGGACCCAGGTCCTGGGGCTCCTGGCGCTGCCGGAGCACCCGGACGCGGCGAGCCTCGTCCCGGCGGTGCTGGTGGTGTCGTTCATGGCGGTGATGGCGTGGCAGTCCCGGAGCTACGCCTCGGGGCTGGTCTCGGGGGTCCCTCGGATCGGCGGCGAGGCGGTGACGGCGGCGGCGCGCAACGCGCTGGGCTGGGCGACCGGAGGGACGGCCATCGCGTCGCGCATGGAGTCCGTCGCCCATCGCGAGCGAAACAGCGTCCTGGGCGCGGCGCGGGACGGCTTCTCGGCCGCCCGCAGCCTCCCGGGCCGGGCGATGCAGGCGACGCGGGGCCGGGCGGCGGGGGCCGCTCCGGGTGGTGCACGGGCAGGAACGGCGGCGGCGCGGACCACGTCCCCCGGCGGTGGCGGAGGCAGCGCCTGGAACAACGGGCCGACGCCGAAGCAACAGCTTGCCGCCCGGCACCGGGGCGTTGACATCTCCGGGATGTCGCGGGGACAGGCGTCGCAGGCCCTGCATCGTCAGGGGAACATGGACCAGAGCTGGTACGAGGGGAAGTAACCATGGGCATGCCGAAGATCGTCACGCTGTTGACCAACCGCCTGCGCCTGGACCGCCCCCGGCGCGTCTTCTCGGTGCGCGCCGACGAAGTCCGCTCGACCCGCAGCGTCGGGCGGATGTGGATGGCGGCGGGCCTCGTGTTCGCCTACCTCTACGTGGACGAGCGCCATGCGCACCAGGAAACCCTGTCGCGGGCGCAACCCGTGCTGGTGTCGGTCCTGGGGCCGGACAGCCGCCCGGTGGCGACGTTCGCCGCGGACCACATGGCGGACGACGGATGGGTCTCGGTCGCCAAGGCGGTCGCGGCGCAGCACGTCGTCCGGATGCGCGAGATGACGAACCCGATCGACGTGTCGCTGGCCCGGCTGGACGAAGGGCGGTACTTCGTGAAAGACGCCGCCGCCGCGAAATACGCGCGCTTCGTCGGCTCGCACCCCTACGACGACCTGGCGAAGCGCCGCCTGAACCGCCAGGTCCGGCTGGAGGAGGTCGGGCCGTCGCTGGAGTCCAGCCAGTCCCCGTCGTCCCGGCGGCTGCGGGTCATCGTCCAGTGGCCGGAGCGGACCTGGAGCGGGACCAAGCTGGAGCAGCAGGCGACGCGCGTCGGCTGGGTGGACGTCGAGCGGGTGGACCGCGTGCCGCCGGATTACCGGAAGGCCAACCCGCTGGGGATCTTCGTGGTCGATTACGACACGGACACGCCCACGGGCTGATTGCGCCGGCCCGCTGAGCGGGCTATAATGTACTACACTTTCAAAGGCGGGACGGAACGTGAAGAAACCCCTGGTTCTGATGACGGCCGGGTTGCTCGGGGCCTGCGCGTCGGGCTCGACCGCGCCGCCGCCGCTGGTGACCTACGTCCCGGCGATCCCGATCCCCCTGGCCCAGCCGGCGGCCCAGGCGGGCGCGGCGGGACCCCCGGCGACCCTGGTGAACCCCATCCCGACCCCGGAGCCGACCCGCTACAAGAGCCACGAGGCGGCGACGGCGGCGGCATCGCGCGCGGCGGTCGTCGATGCCCGCAGCGGGACGTTCGAGGGCGAGACCCTGAACTACCTGTACCGGACGGGGCAGCGGTACAAGCTGGTGCTCGACGCGCCGAGCCACGAGGAATGGCAGGACGCCGGGGTGACCCAACTGTTCCTGGGACCGGGCGACGGGTCCGAGCCGGGGGTCTTCTTCGACGATCCGACGTGGTTCACGCAGGAGAAGCTGGCGAGCGGGATCGACCAGACCTCGATGCGGGCCAAGCGGGACCGGGCCCGGCAGGTCAGCGACGGCAAGTACCAGACCATCGTGACCCTCAAGTGCTGGAAGCCGGGCGCGGTGACGAACGCCTCGGTCACGACGCCGCAGCGCCCATACCTGCTCCGGCTCCACTGCGCGACGCGCAAGGGGACCGGGGGCTACAACGCCACGGTCCAGTTCACCAGCGTCGGGGAGCAGGGCGTGCCCCCGGCCGAGGCCTTCGCGTCGGCCGAGGCGCCTGTCCCGGCCGGGTCGGGCCCGGTCGTGAAGGACACGGGCTACGCCGTGAGCGGTCCCGCCGAGTTCCGGCCGAGGGAATGGGCGGCGTGGAACGACGGGGCGGACACCCACGTCCGCCCGCCGGACTCGATACGGACCCGTCCGGTCCCGATGCTGCCGCCCGCGTCGCAGTTCGGCGTGGACCCGCAGACCGGCGAGTATTTCATCCGGGGGCTGCCGGCCGAGATCCGGTTCCCGTGGGGGCCGGAGCAACAGGTCGTCGTGAGAAGGACCACCCAGGGAGAACCGCCGTGAACGACACCGACAGGGAAGACGCCGTGACCAAGGGCTCGGCACCGCTGGAGCGCCGGAAGCGGGGCGGGTGGGGCAGCGTGGTCAACCTGAAGGGGGTCGGCCTGATCGGGGCCGTCCTCGCCACCGGAGGCGTGGGCCTGTGGGCGGCCTGGGGCGTCCACGGGGAGGAGGAGCCGAAGACGGTGGAAGCGAAGATCAATTCCGTGCCGTTCAACGCGGCGACCGCCCGTCCGATGCTGCCGCCCCCGATGGCGACCTCGGCGGAACCGGGGGCGTTGCCCCCCGCCGCCGGCCGCCCGGAGGACCGAGGGGGAGGGCGCGCGCCGCCGCCGCCCAAGCCGCCGCCGCCGCCCGTCCCGCGCCAGAACCGCCCGAAGTCCCTGGTGGCGGCGCCGGGGAACTGGGGGTCCGGGGCCACGCAGGCGACGGCGGTCTCACAGGCCCAGGCCGGGCGGGCGCGGGGTCGAGGCATGGACGACGACGGGAACGACGACGGGGCCGCGATGGGATATTCCGGCGACGGCGAGGGAATGGACGACGGGGACGGTCACGGCGGCAGCCTGCGGTCCGAGCGGCGGCCAAGCGCCCCGGAGCGCGGGCGGGCCGGAAAGGAGCGGTTCTTCCGGGGCGAAGGGATGGGCGGGACGGCGCTCGACGTCCCCGGCGAGCTTCTTCCCGAGGTGGGCGGCTGCGTCCTGAAATCGGAGGAGTTCATCCCGGTCCAGGCCGAGCGGTTCACCAGCACCGCGCTGCCGGGCCGCATCCGGGTCCGCATCCCGCAGCCGGTCATGGGCCAGCACTTCCTCGGGAACGGGCGGGTCGAGGCGTGCGAGGCGATCCCGGCGTTCTCGACGATGTCGCTGGCGATCAACACGGCCGGGACGGCGCGCGGCGACACGCGGGTCCAGGCCTGCGCGCTGCGCCTGGACCTGAACGGCGGGGGGCGGCGGGTCCTGGGTTGCCAGCCGTCCCACGGCGGGGATGGGGCCGGCGGCATCGAGGCCGGGGTGGACTACGACCTGACCGGCCTGGGGGCGGCGATCCTGCTCGATGCGACGATGTCGGTCATAAATTCGCTCGGGGACCTGATCGCGGGCATTCCGGGCATCGCGCTCCAGGTCGGCGGCGAGCGGGTGGGTGCGATGGGAGACGAGATCATCCGGCAGGAGTTCGAGCGCCCCCCGACACTAACGATAGAGGCTGGTGCGTTGTTCGGAATTCAGCTAAATGCTGACCTGTCAATGCCACTGCGCAGGCGAGTCCGCTGAATGCCCCGGAGAACCGGAAAGATCACCGCCGATACGTCGTTCACGGGATTGCCGAGGGAGATGATCGACGCCGCCCTTGAGATTGCGGACAAGGAGTGGACCTACCCGAAATATGTATACGCGGACGCCATCCAGGAGTTGATCGACCGGCTGGACCGGGGCGAGGTGATCCAATGGCCCGCGTCTCGACCGAACACGGGGAAGAGGCCCTACCATGTCCGGATCGATGTCGGGCTGATCAATCGGCTTCGTGAGACGTGCGAGAAACACAACGTCCGAAAGAACATCTTCTTCCTGGTTGCGCTGCGGGAGCACCTGAACCGCAACGGGTACCGCTTCGAGACTTGACCGGGACCGGTCGCCCCTGAGCGGTTCAGCCCGGCCCGGGGCGGACCGCGAGACGGCGTCGGATGCGGCGGGGGGGCCGGTTCTCCCACCGGTCGAGCCAGCCGTCCACCGCGACGCCGACCCGGAAGGACAGCAGGCACACCAGCGCCGCCATGCCGGCGTCGATGCCGGGCCTCAGGGACGGATCGACCTTCCAGGCCGTGCCGGCGACGGCGAGGGCGAACACCAAGACCAAATACATAACGGCTCTCCTAAGGTCATATATCGAACGTTTGCGGTGGCGTTCAAACTGGAGTACAATGTAACCCACGGCGGGCCGGCGGGCGAACGAAATCCCTCGCGCAGGGGTGGACACAAAGTTGCCGCATTTGCTAAGGGAAGACGGATCGGAAGAATATTCGGTGACGGAGGAAGAAATGGTCCTGAATGGACGCCAATTGAGAAGACTTTTCAACACAGACGGTATAGTTGGAAACCTGTCCGGACCGGGCGAATTCAGGACCGGGAACCTCGGAGGCCTGCGGCATGGCTGACGACGCGCCGGGAGGCGACCCGTTCGAGGACGGCGACGACGGGGGGTACATCCGGATCGAGGGCAGGGTCCCCAGCGTGGAGGACCGCGAGAAGATCGGGGCGGCGGCGGCGGCCATGGGAATGAGCAAGTGGCGCTTCGTCGGCCTCGCGGCGCTGGAACGGGCGACCGGGACGAGCCTGGACCCGGCCCGCCTTGAGCACGTCCTGGCGATCCAGGAATACGTCGAGGTCACCGGCCGAGCGCTGGTCCGGGGACTTGATGCCGTCCGGCGCGAGCTGGCGCTGTCCTCGACCGTCAGCGCCGGGCAGCACGACAAGATCCACGTCCGGCTGGGGCGGGCGCTGGACGCGCTTGAGGACGCGCGCCAACAGCTCGACGCATCGATGGCCGCGCACGCCCGCACCCAGGAGCTGCTTCTCGGGAAGGAGACCCTGGTCGCGAAGCAGGCGCAGCACAACGGCGACCTGCTGGAGATCCTGCTGGAACGCCTGCCGAAGGCTGGCATCCCCGAGGCGGGGGGGCGGTATTCCTCGGCGCTGGCATCCACCGCCAGCCGCTTGGCGGAGCTCGTGAAGCAGTCGGACGGGAACTTCCGGCCTGCCTCGGCGGCGAGGTCGGACGACGGGGCCGACGGGTGCGTGGGTTGCCCGATGGCGACGCTGTCAACAACCGCCAGCTAAAGCAGGCGGCTTGTGAACTGAACCGTCGCGCACCTTTGCGCACAAATTAGAAGGCAGCCATGGAAGACATCGCCCAAGAAAAGAAGCCGAGGCGGGGCCGGCGTCGGGGCCGCGTGGCCGACCCTGGGGGTCCGGGGGACGATGCCAAGACCACGCAGACCACGACGATGCCGCGCTCCTTCTACTACGGCTTCGTCGTGCCCTACCTCGCCAAGAGGGCCGAGGCGGGGCTGCCGTCCACTTGGAACTGGCTGTCGATCGAGGCCGTGAGGCAGTTCATCGAGGACGACGACGGGGAGCCGGGGCCGGCTCCCGAGGCCGTCCACAACACGGACCGGCGGTTCGCGACCCTGGAGCACGGCGGCGTGGCGCGCACGGTCTCGGAGTGGTCCAAGGTCCGGGGCATCCCCCGCCAGAAGATCCTCGCCCGGATGTCCCGGGGCTGGACCAGCGCCCAGGTGCTCGGCCTGGAGGAGGCGCCGACCCAGGCGAGGACGCTCACCGTCAACGGGGAGCGGGGCACCCTCGCGCACTGGACGAGCCGGTATCCGGTCAGTGCCGATCAGGTCAAGTATCGGCTCCGGCACGGCTGGAGCGACGAGGACGCGGTCCTGACGCCCCCCGGCGAACCCAGGGGGACGCGGGCGGCGTGGTCGCCGGCCGACATCAAGGCCTCCGGGGACGGCGCCTAGTCGTCCGAGTTCAGGATGCGGGTGTTCTCCTCGATCCGGCGCGTGAACCGCTCAAGGTCCTTCGCGGTGGGCTGGCGCCCCTCCTCCTGCATCGTCTCCAGTTCCCGCCGCCATTCGTCGTAGGAGCGCTTCGCGTGCGGGTAGGCCTTCAGCGCGGCGATGGTCAGGTCCATGGCGCCGAGGATCAGGGCGACGGGGACGGTCATGGGGCGGGTTCCTTCTCCGGGCCGTTCTCCGGGCCGTCCTCCAGGTCGGCGACGACCTTGGCCTCCAGGTCGGCGCGCAGGCTGTCCAGCTCCTCGGTCACGCTCGCCAGGAAAGCGTCGTCGCCCTGGTCGAGCGCCATGTCCCCGAGTTCCTTCCAGCCGAGCGCCTCGTCGTTGACGCCCCTCAGGTCCAGGACGACCGCCCGGCACCGGGACTGGAGGGCCTTGGGCTTGCGCGAGCAGTCGCGCCGGTACTCCGCCGCGGCGGCGAGGGCGGCGTCGTAGGCGGCGACCGCCGTGTACCACGACTCGCGCGGGGTCCGCGGGGCCGGCGGGGCGGCGGCGCAGCCGGCCACCAGCAGGAAGACGGCGCAGGCGACGGCCAGGGCGAGCAGCGCCCACGGGGCGCTTCGGTCGGGCTCTCTCACGGGGGCCTCCGGGTTCGGGCGGGACGGCATCAATACTCCGGATAGTCCGGGTAGGCCGGGCGAGGCGGCGGGTACGGCGACCGGTTGCGCGTGAAGTAGGCCGCGAGGTAGGCGGTGCCGGTGGACGCGAGGGACGCGAAGAAGATCGCGGTCTCGGCGTCCATGGGGGTCTCGGGCATCCACTTGTCCCACAGGGCCTTGGCGACCCACGCGACCGGGACGCCCGCGAGGCCGCCCAGCGGGATGGCCTTGACCTTGCGCGTGGGCTCCGACGACGGCTGGTCCACGAGCGGCGGGACCGGGCGCTCCCCGGTCACGGGGTCCGATGCGGCCACGGCCGGTGACGGTGAGGGGGCCGGGGCCGGCACCCCGGGGACCGGCCGCGGGGCGGGGCGGGGCGGGGCCTCGTTCGACCCGCCGTAGGCCGCGTTGACCGCCGTCAGGATGGTCTCGTTGTCGTAGGGCACCGACCCGCACTCGACGCGGATCATCGCCGTGACGAGGGCGGCGAGCACGGACGGGTTCTCCAGGTCGAGCGCGTCCTCGGCGGCGACGCCGAGCGCCGCGCAGACGCTGGAGACGTAGGCCCCGGTGTCGTTGTCGTCCTCCGGCGGCGCCCACCGGGAGACGATGCCCTGGACGGTGCACAGCTTGTATTTCCGGTGGTAGGTCAGCAGGTTCCGGGCGCCGGCCCGGATGCCGTGGTGCGCATCGACGAAGGACAGGAACTCGGCGTCGGCCTGGACCGGGGAGAGACCCTGCCAGCGGTCGGATGACTTCCTCAGGTTGAGCGGGTTCTGATTCCTTATACCCCTAGGGATGCCCTTGGTCTGGTATGCTTTCAACGGACGTACCTCCGGAGCCCGATGCCGTCCGCCCTTCGGTCGATGAGGAAGGGCACGTCGGGCGGGTCCACGATGATGGGGAAGATCCTTTGCAGCGGGTTGCACGCGAAGGTCATGCGGATGCGGTAGGCTCCCGCGCCGTCATGGAGGTCGGGGGGCACCGGGATCGAGACCCGCCACGTCATGACCTTCCCGATGTTGGACGCGGGCTCGGGCGGGTGGACGGCGCTCGCGAGCTGCGTGATGTAGCCGTCGATGATCCACCGGTAGGAGAAGCCGTCGCACAGCCTGAGGCGCCGGCCCGTCCACTCGACCAGGACCGTGGCGGCGCCGTCGTCGCGGACATCGACCGAGATGGCGCGGCCCACCATGTTCTCGATGGGGGGCTCGTCGTCGGCGGCCCAGGCCGCGAACAGCACCGCCAGCCCCGCGAGGGCGGCGAACAGCAGCGGGGCGAGGACCTGGAACCGGCGTTCCGCGTACCCGATGCCCCTGGGACAAGCGGTCATCGCGGTCGGCTCGACCGGTCGATCGCGAACGGCACGTCGGGCGGGTCGATGACGATGGGGAAGATCCTTTGCAGCGGGTTGCACGTGTACTCGACGTGGACCCGGTAGACGCCGACGTCATGGAAGTCCTTCGGGACGGTTATGGGGACCCTCCACCGGATGACCTGCCCGATCTCGCCGACTTGGGGCGGCGGGTACTGGATGTCCGGCAGGGGGGTTATGTACCCGTCGATGATCCACCGGACGGAGTTTCCGTGGCAGAGGCGCCGCCGGATCGCCATCCACTCGACGACCAGCCTGGCCGAGCCGTCCGGGGCGACCTCGGCGGAGACGACCTTGCCGGTCATGTTCTCCACGGGCGGGCTGGAGTCGAGCGCCCAGTAGGCGAACAGGCCGGAGAGCATCGCGAAGGCGCTGAGCAGCAGCGGGGCAAGGAACCGGAAGCGATGCTCGCCCCGGCCCAGGACCGGGACGTCCTTCGCCTCGGCCGGGGGATCGCCCGCGGGCAAGCCGGCGGGATGGGTGGGAAGGTCGGCGGGATGGGTGTGACCGGTTGGATCGCTCATGGCATCGGGGCTCCCTTGAACAGCAGGGTGACGAGGCTCCCGAGGAACAGGGTGACCAGGACGCCCAACGGCGCCAGCATGTAGGTCTCGATCCTCTGGAACCGCTTCTCGGACGAGTCGCCGATCTCCCGGAGCTCCTTGTCGTAGTGCTCGCGGATCGCCTTGATCTCGCGGTCGTACTGCTCGCGGATCGCCCGGCAGTCCCGCTCGTTCTGGTCCCGGCAGGACTTGAGGTCGGCCTCGGCCCGCCGCTCGATCTCCTTCATCCGCCATTGGAGGAGGGAGAACTCGGCGGGTGACCCGGGGGATATCCCGGACCGGTCGTCGTCTCGGTCTGGCATGGCGCTCTCCGGCCGCGGGGGTGCCCGCGGCCCTCGTGTTCGTCGGGTTGGGACGGTCCCGCCCGGCCGCCGGCTAGGCGACGGTGACCGTCCCGATGGCGTTGCCCAGGACGCAGCCGAACGCCGTCCCGGCCACCAGCTCGATCCGGAAGGTCTCCCCCGGGTCGGCCGCGGCGTCGGAGGAAACCTGGACGGGGATGTTGACGACCGTGTCGGACGACCCGAACGACACCGTCTGGTCCACGGCGGTATAGTCGGCGCCGGGGGTCGCGGCATGGGCGACGGTCCGGAAGCGCACCGAGCAGGCGCCGGCCCCGGCCTTGGTGACCGGGACCGTCACGGTGCCCCCCTCCGCCGCGGACAGCGCGGCCGGGATGCCGACGAGCGGCGGGGGCTCCTCCGGCGGGGGCGCGGCGTAGGCGAGGTTCCCCGACCGCGGGGCGGCGTCGGCGTCGGGCAGCGCGGCGGTCCACTGGCGGACCGCCTGGACGAGGAGGCTCGCGGGGTTGGCCCCGGTCGGCTCGCCCGCCCCGATGCGCAGCGACGTGACCGTGAGCGGCGAGGCCGCGCCCGCGACGCCGACCGGGGTCTCGCCCCGCTTGGCGCCCGCGTCGAACAGGGCGAACCGGGCGGCGTGGTCCACGACCAGGAGCGCGGTGTGCGGGGCGCCCCGGACGTTGGCCCCGCCGACCAGGGTCGGCAGGTCCGCTCCCGCGGTGTGGAGGCGGGCGAGGACCACGCCGCCCTCCACGTTGACGACGTCGTTGTCCACGCCGCCGCTGGGGATGTCCTTGGACTGGAAGACGCGCTGGACCGTGGGCACGTCGCGCAGCCGGGCGAACCGGATGCCGAGGCTGTAGGTCCGCCGCTGGAACCACGTCCCGGTCGCGCGCAGGACGTCGGCGGCGCGCACGGTCTTGGCGGTCGCCCCCGGCGCGGGCACGATGGGCGAGCTGTACCCGGCGCCCGGCTCGACCTGGAGGTGGGCGACGTCGATGCCCGGCGGTTCGGACGGGGCGCCGAACTCCGCCGTGAAGTCGCCGGAGAACTCGTTCCCCGCCGCGACCGCGGCGGGGTTGCCCAGGGCGTCGGAGGGGAACAGCTCGATCTCGGCCCCGACCCCGGCCGACCCCGCCTGGGCGCGGTCCATGGAGACCGTGTACCATCCGGGAAGGATCGGGTCGGCCTCGACGGCGGCGACGGTGCCGGTGTCGGACAGCACGACCGACCCGGCCCCGGACAGGCCGTAGACGGCCAGCATCCAGACGTTGTCGATGCCCTTGGTGCGCAGGGTCCAGTACGGGAGGCCGCCGACCGGCCGGACGATGGCCGAGAGCGTGAACTCCCCGGTCGGCATGTCGCTGTTCGACGCGGACAGCGCGAGCGTCATCTTGTGCGCGGTCGCGGTCCCGTCGATGCGCCAGCGCAGGGACCGGGTCCCGGTCGGGACCGCCGTCGCGGTGTCCAGGGCCTTGGTCGATGCCGTCGCGACGAAGCCGGGATCGACGCCGTCGTACAGGCGCTGCTCGGCGGCGGCCGGCTCGACCAGGAGTCCCGACGCGGCGGGGGTGAGGAAGTGGTGGCGGGGGGCGTTGGCCGCGACCGCCACCCAGGCCCCGGCGGCGTTCCGGGCGCGGGCGGCGCCGCCGCGGGTCAGGGACCACTCGGCGGGGAGGGCGGCGCCGAACGTGTTCGCCACCGCCGCGACGGGTTCCTGACGGGCGGCGCGCCGCAGCGTGACGGCGCAGCGGCGCGGCCCCAGCACGGCCCCGGCCGGTCCGATCAGGTCGATGAAGAACGTCCGGTCCGCGGCCGTGGAGCGGGAGGCCAGCGCGACGTCGATCCGCGCCGCGTAGGACCCCGGCGCGAAGGTGACGGCGCCCCGCGCGCCGACGTAATCGACCCCGGCGACGGCGGTGGCGTCCACGGTGCGCCAGGAGACGCCGGGGCCGGTCGGCACCCCGGTCAGGCCGACGACCAGCGCGACGGTGGTCTCGGACGGCGGGACGGCGCGGGTCGGCTGGATGTCCAGGGCCGGCCGCACCACCTCCCGCCCCGCGGCGGACAGGTCGGTCGAGAACACCCGGGCCTCCGGGCCGGACAGGGACCGACGCCAGTACTTGAGCCGCCGGAGGACCACGGCCCCGGCGTTCGCGCCGGACGGCTCCGCGCCGATCCGCAGGGCCGACAGGCTCGACGGGACGGCCCCGGCGCTGTCGGTGGCGAGCACCGTCCCGTCGCTCACGAGCCGGAACTCGTCGGGTCCGGCGACGACGACGACGGTCCGTTCCGAGCGCACGGCGGGGGACGGCCCGCTGAGTTGCGCCGAGAGGTTGACCTGCCCCGCCGCCGCCCCCGCGGTCGCGGCGGTGAAGGTCAGGCCGGTGGGTTCCTGGCGCAGGTCCAGCAGGTCCGGGCCGAAGCCGCTCAGGATGGCGGTCGGGGCGTCCGACAGGGGGGTGTACTGGAGGCCGAAGGTCTTCGCCCCCGGCCCCAGCCAGTCCGGGGCGCAGGCCAGCGCGTCGGGCGCGCGGGTGACGGCGACCGTCCCGTCGGTGAGGATCGGCGAGGTGCAGTCCGGGCCGATCTCGGCGCCGAGGTAGGCGACCAGGATGCCCGACGTCCCGTCGCCCGCGTGGCTGCGCGTCCCGGACGCCGGCAGGAGCAGGAGGTTGCAGGCCGGGGCGGTGGTCCCGGCTTGGTAGGCCATGGTCATGCGCAGTTCCCAGAACCCGTCCCGGTCGGGCTCCAGGGACGCCGCGACCCGGCTTCCGCCGGGCGTCGCGGCCCCGCCCCCGGCGGTCGTGAACAGGACGGTGGCGGTGGTGTTGGTCCGGTCGGTCAGGATGAACAGGCCGGTCTCGTACTGGGGGCCGAAGAACCGGAAGACGAACCGGAAGCTGACGGTCGCGTTGTCGCCGATCGGCGACATCAGCGCGGAACCGGAGGGCAGGCCGAAGCCGTGCTCCGCGGCGGCGGTCGTCGGGACGATCCGGGTGGCCCCGAGCCCGAACGGCGTCTGGACGGCGGGGTCGGTGCCGGCTGTGGCGGCGACCGGGGCGATCCCGACCGTGCCGTCCGCCGCGCGGGAGCGGTGGACGAGCTGGGTGCGGGCCTGGGACTCGACCAGGGTCCCCAGGTAGTCGAAGGACGTCGGGTGCGTGTAGGGCCGCGGGACGTTGGCGGCGAAGGACGCCCAACGCCCGTCCCCGCCGCGCCCGAGCGCCGGCCCGGCCCGCGACAGCGTCCACTCCAGGGGCACGGTCCCGTCCGCGAACCAGTCCTCGTCGGCGGGCGGCACGGTCGCGGCGGTCGGGAGCGACCCGATGAACAGCCAGGGCGTCATCGGTCACGCCGTCCGGTAGTAGATGGCGAACGCAAGGTCGGCGCAGTCGGCGGACGGGTTGGACAGGGTCAGGGACAGCTCGCTGCCGGCCGGGGTCGGGATGACCTGGGAGACCACGGCCTCGCCCGGCGTGGCGGAGGCGGTCCCCGCCAGCCCGCCCGCGCCCTGGGCGTCGGAACCGACGACCACGCCGCCGGCCCGGACCTGGAAGGCGACGGTGCCGGACGCGGTCCGGGTCCGCACGCTGGTGACGGCGACGTCGGCGGGCGTGCCGAGGACGAGGACGTAGTCCTTGGCCTCCGGGCTCCCGACGAGCCCGGGGACCACCCCCGGCAGGCCGAGGATGCGCCGCCCGTTGGTCTCCAGGTCGTTGCCGAGCCGGGGCGCGGGGTCCTGCACGAGGGCCGCGAGGCCGGCGGGCGGGACGTCGGAGCCGCGCCACGTCCCGTCGTCGGAGCGCCGGAGGTACTGGCCGGGGGTGGCGTCGGCGGACAGGACGCCCGCGAGGTCGGACAGGGCGGGCGGGCGGAACGTGACGCTGTAGGAGGTGCCGTCCGCCGACAGCGTGGTGGCGAAGCGGGCGGCCTCCAGGGACAGGGTCCGGAACTGGAGGTCGGCGCCGGACTTCTGGCGGAAGAGCTGGACCGCGCCGGTCCCGACGTTGGACGCGGTGTTGGCCTCGCCGCCGGGGGTCCCGGCCCCCGTGGCGCTGACGACGACGTCGTTGGCGTCCTGGGTGACGGTGATGCCGACGCCGGGCCGGATGCCGCGGAACTCCAGGTTGGCGCCGGACTTGCGCGCGAACACGCCGACCGAGGTGCCCGACCCGGCGTTGGAGGCGGTGTTGGCCTCGCCCGGCGCGGGGACGGTGATCGTCACGTCGTCCGGGTTCTCGGCGATGCTCACCGAGCCGTTGGCCTTGAGGCGGCGGAACTCCAGGGTCGAGCCGTTCCGCTGCTTGAAGACCGTGGCGCCGCCCGTGCCGACGTTGGCCCCGTCCACCGACCCGCCCCCGGCCGCGCCCGGCCCCCAGCTCCCGTCCGCGAACCGGGTCAGCACCTGCCCGTTCGACGCGCCCGACACGGCGACGTCCTGGAGGTCGTCGAGCAGCCGGACGCCGCCGCCGGTCGAGGGGATGTCGGCGTCGATCTCCTGGATCGCGCGGGCGATGACGAGGACGGCGTCCACGTCGCCCGGCTCCGGGACCGGATAGCCGCGCAGGGGCGTGAAGCTGGTCGTGATCCAGTAGGACGCCCCCGCCCGCGTGACGCCCTGGTACGGCGCGGAGAGCACGACCTCGGTGTCGGACGGGACGGAGGCGACCGTGTACGAGGCCCGCTCGCCCGACAGGACGAGCATGGCGCCGGGCTCGACGGCGGCCGTCCAGGCGGTCCCGTCGCCCCGGACCGTCGAGGAGTTGCTGGTGACCGAGACGGTGCCGGCGCGGTATTGCATCAAATCACTCCGGACAGGGGGAGGCCCGCCCCGGGGAGCGGGTCCGGGATGGGGGAGGTCACGCCTTCGGGGGCTCCGGGGGCGGCGTGCCGATGCCGTCGAGGACCGCGGCGGCCTGGGCCACGGCGGCGTCGATGGCGGCGGCGCCGGGGGCGGCGCGCACCTGGGCCTTGGCCGCGACGCTGACCTGCTCGACGGCGGCGGCGACCTGCTGCCACTGGCGGTTCATGTCCAGCCACAGGGCGGCGAGGTCCCCGGCGGTCGGCGCCGTGGCGCCGGTCTCCGCCGCGAGGTAGGGGAAGCGGTCCATGTCGATGGGGGTCCCGGCGGCCTGGGCGGCGAGGTAGGCTTCCGCCTCGGCGCGCTTGTCCGCGTAGATCTGGTGCTTGCCGGGGGTCGCGAACCGGGCGCGGGTGCGGTCGGCGGCTTGGTCGATGGCGACCTCGCCGCGGTGGCGCAGCAGGGCGAGGTTCTTGGCGGCGACGATGCGGGACAGGGTCACGTCGCGGTGATCTCCACGCGATAGGGCAGGAACGGGAAGTGCCGGACCTCGACCACGTAGGTGCCCGGATCGGCGGCGGCGAACACGAAGCCGCCGCCCTCGACCTCCTGGACGGTCGTCTCGACCAGCGGGTCCGGGGCGTCGATGACGATCGTGCAGGGATCGGGCAGGCCGGTCAGGACGGACTCGTCCACGCCGCCCGCCTCGACGGCGGCCTTGGAGACCTGGACCTGCATCGCGGGGCGGTCGAGCACGGCCAGCCGCCCGGCGAGCGTCCCGACGTAGTGGAGGTCCGGGTCGGCGGCCCGATCGATGATGGCGTGCTCCTCCCCGCCCCAGACGGCGAGGTTGGCGGCGAGCTGCGCGTCGAGCATGTCCGTCCCGCCGGAGATCCCGCCGGCCGACACGACGAGCCCGCTGTCGATGCGGTAGACGGCGAAGGGGACGGCCCCGGTCAACGCTTGTACTCCACGACGGTGATGGTGGCGCCCGCCACCGTCGTCCAGACGCTTCCGGTGTCGAGCTTCTGGTAGATGAAGGTGGTCGTGCTGCCGGCGGGGCGGTTGGTGACGGCTTGGTCCATGATGACGGTGCCGGACGCGCCGGAGGCGACGGCGATCTGCGCCCCGTTGGCGACGATGCGGACGGACTCCACGGTGATGTTCGGGGTCGCGACCAGCCCGTTGGCGATGACGTGCATGGGGCCGCCCGTGGTGCTGACCATGGCGACGGCCCCGGACCGGGAATAGGCCATGGCCGTGACGGCCCCGGCGCGGATCTTGCCGGTGCTGACGGCCTCGCCGTTGATGTTGAACTCGCCGACGATGTTGACGCCCAGCCCGTTGGCGGTCAGCACCTCCTGGCCGAAGCGGTTCCGGACGTAGAGGCCGTCGAGGTCGAGGTTCGGCGTCTGGCTGATCTGCCCGACGATCACGCGGTCGATGCCGTTCGCGTCGATGAAGAGGAAGCGGCGCCAGCCCGCCCGCCCGCCCTGGATGTGCAGGTGGCCGTAGCCCGGCATGACCTGCCCGACGATGACGTCGTCGGCCTGGATGGTCCCGCCCCACAGCTTGTCGAAGGCCATGTTTATGATGTGGCCGTCGTGCAGGACGGCGTTGGCGATGTGCGCCCCGTTGATGGTGGCGGTGCCGATCTGGGCGCTGTTGGTGATGAGCGTCCCGGTGCTCAGTTCCCGCGCGCTGATGGTGTTGGCCTGGATGCGGTTGGCGTGGACCGTGCCGGTCCGGATGGTGTCCCCGTCGATCACGGTCAGGCCGAAGTGGCAGTACAGGAAGACGCCGCCCGCGTAGTAGCCCACGACGACGTTGCTGGGGGATGCCTGGACGGCCGGGTCGGTCGTCGCGGCGATGCCCCCGGCGCCGGGATACCAGTAGAGGTACAGGAGCGGGCCGGTGAACTGGGCGCTGCCGGCGACGATGCCCTCCGTCGCGTTGCCGGTCCCGGCGTCGTTCGGATAGGTCGCGAAGCCGGCCGACCACGCGACGGTGTTGGTCTCCTTGCGGGCCTCGAACTGGATGCCGACGAAATCGACGGCCCGGCTCCCGACGGCGAGGCTGTTGGCGCGGATGCTCCCGGTCGCGATGGTGCCGCCGTTGATCTTGGTGTTGTCGCCGCCGAAGCGCCAGCTCGCCAGCGTCGTCCCGCCGGATATGGCGATCCGGCCGGGGTCGATCTGGGTGGTGCCGGCGTTGATGGCCAGCGCCGGGTCGCCGCCGCCCTGGACGATCTGCGACAGTTGCCGCCCGTCCACGGTGACCGAGCCCGAGAGCACCGAGCCCGCCCGGATCTTGGAGGCGTCGAGGCTCGCGATCTTGGCGTCGTCGATCGTGCCGTCCTTGATGAAGGCGTTGGATATGCTGAGTTCCTGGTAGTCGGCTTCCTCGACCTTGCGGGCGCGGCCCAGGACGCCGCCGGTCGTCGATGCCGGGTAGAAGCCCGATCGGTTCCCGGAGCGGTCCACCGCGCGTATCCAGTACCAGCGGGTCTCCCCGGCCGGCATTCCCTCGCGGGCGAAGGTGGTCCCGGGCGCATGGGCGACGAGTCCGGACTGCGCGCGGTCGTCGGCCGGCGCCTCCCAGACCTCCATGTGGCTGAAGTCGGGGGCCGGGTGCCGGGCCCATTGGAGCCAGACGGTCCGGAAGCTGGAGACCGCGGCCAGCGTCTCGGGGGTGGCCGGGGCCTCGGTGTCGCCGCCGATGGTGATGGAGACCGGGTCGCTGTAGGGCGAGGCGTTCGAGATGTTGTCCGTGGCGCGGACCTTGACCGAGTAGGTCGCCCCCGCGTCCACGACCCACTCGTAGGCCGGCTGGTCGGCGAGGTAGTAGACATAGTCGCCGCCGGCCTGGGCGATGGCGACGCCGTACTGGAGGAAGTCGCCCTCGGTGTTCGCGTTCCAGGTGGCGCGCAGCCGGTACGTCGGGGTGCCGTCCGGGCCGACCGTCGCGGAGGTCGTGAGCGCGATGCCGGTCGGGACGGCGGGCGGGATGAAGTCGGGCGGCTTGACACCGCCCACGGCGACCCGGAACTCGGCCGAGACGTTGAGCCCGGTCTTGCCGAAGCTGTCGTAGGCCGCGACGCGGACGAACCGGACGGAGGACTCCGGGACCCGGACCACGGCGTAGGTGCTGTCGCCCTCGTAGGCCAGGGTCGCGGGGCCGGGGGCGTATCCCGTGGCCTCGCCGAGCCACACCAGGGTGCCGGCGTAGTCCAGGTCCCCGGGGCGGTCGAAGCTGACGAAGATGCTCCCGACGCCGGGCAGGATCTGGAGGTTGGTCGGCTGCGCGGGCGCCGGGTTGCTGACGTCGAGGTCGGCGGGGCGCGAGTAGTTTCCCCACTTGTCGCGCATCAGCACTTCGAACCGGAAGGCCCGGTAGGGTCCCCCGGCGGACCGGGCGTTCTTCTCGAAGGTGAAGGCGTAGCGGGTCTCGTTCGTGTGGTCGGTGAAGACGAGCGCCCCGGAGGGGCCGTAGACCCGGACCTCGAAGTCCCGGAAGATCGCGTCGAGGTACCCGGCGCCGGCCGCCGGTTCCTGGCCGACCGGGTAGGCGCCGCGGATCGCGGTCGCGCGCCACACGAAGACGGGGTCGCGCCCGCCGAAGACGGTGTCGTTGCCCTGGCCCTCAAGCTCAAGCCCGGTCGGGCGCAGCAGGGTGATGGGGGACTCGTTGAGGATGTCCACCCGGAGGATGGCGGGCAGGCTCATGGAGCCCGCGAAGTTGACCGCCAGGACGTGGAAGGTGTAGGAGCCGGCGCCCTCGCCGTAGATCGTCGCGGTGGTCGAGGGGTTCTCGGGAAGGGCCTGCCACGCGCCGAGGTTCTTCTGCCAGCGGACGACGTAGCCGCGCACGAAGGGGTCGGGGGAACCGGTCCAGGTGACCTGGAGGGCGTCGGTGAAGCCGGTCGGGGTCGAGATGTACTCGCGGGTGACGTTGACGTCGGAGGGCGGCGCGACGACGCCGGGGTTCGGCAGGCGGGTGAACGGGGGGCGCTCGAACTGGATGCCCTGCTCGACGCGGGCGTACTTGGTCGGGTCGTGGATGATGGCGCTGACCGAGAACTCCAGGTCGTCGTCTTCCTTGATGCCCAGGATCTTGAACGGCCTCGGGGCGAGGAGCGTGGAGGTGACGATCCAGCTCGACTCGGGGAGGGGTGCGGCGCTGAAAGCCGGCGATACCGTCAGGCTCTCGTGGGTGCCGGGTCCGAGCGCGACGTTGCGGGTCTCGACCGTGCCGTTCGGCAGGGTCGCCATCAGCTTGTAGCTGCTGCCCGCCTCGATGGGGAAGGGCGCGTCGAGCCGGACGACGGACGGGCTGGCGCTGACGACCTTGCCGCCCGAGCGGAGGTTGGCGTAGTCGGGGTCCGCGACCGCCGCGACGGTGCCGGGATTGACGTTCAGGTGGTTGAGCGAGCACTTGTACCCAAGTCCCTCCGACTGGGTCTTCTCGGTGTCGAGCGTCCACTTGCCGAGCCGGTGGGCCTGCCCGCGCGAGGTGCAGGCGAAGGCGTTGATCTCGACGGGGTTCCAGCCGTAGCGCTCGATGCCGTCGGCGTCCTCGACGGTCTCGATGCTCTGCTCGTAGCTCGCCTCCTTGTCGAGGTAGCTGACCAGGGCGACCGTGTGGCGGGCCTTGAGCGCCGCGCCCGTGTACTCGAAGCCGTCCACGGTGTCGGCCTGGGAGACCAGGACGTCCGGGTCGCGCGGCATGTCGGCGACGACCGAGACGGCCCCGGCGCTCCAGTAGGTCATGGCGCGGAAGCTGGAGGCCAGCGCGTTGATGACCGAGTACGCCTCGGTCCGGGAATTCAGGACGAAGTTCGCGGAGAAGCGGGGCTCGAACCCGCCGAACCCGTCCGGGACGCGCTCGGTGCAGTAGCGCGAGATCTCGTAGAGCGCCCACTTGTCCACCTGCGAGTCCTGCATCCCCGCGCCGGCCGGGTGGGTGAGGAGGTGGTAGTAGAGCCACGCCGGGTCGTCGGTCCACTGCCGCTTGAAGGCGCCGTCCCAGAAGGACGACAGGTAGGTGCGCGTCTCGCCGTCCAGGATGGTCGGGACGCGGACGATCCAGCCCTTCCAGTCGTACGCGCGGCTGGGCACGTTGTTGCCGAACAGCTCGCCGTCCACCTGGACGCCGACGAGCGCGGTGCGCCGGTAGGTCAGCGCGAGGTCCACCAGCTCCGTGAAGCTGTCGAAGTTCAGCGTGTTCTGCTCGGTGGCGAGCGTGCTGTCGGGGGTCAGGCGCCAGACCTGGACGTCCCAGGGGCCGGCGCCGCCGAGCGGGAGGCGGTAGGACTCCTGGTACGCCCCCATGTTCTTGCCGTCGATGGCCTGGGGGTAGTCGGTCCAGGAGGCGGTCGGGGTGACGCGGCGGATGCGGACGACGAAATCGACGCGGCTGCCGTTGGTGTCGCCCGTGACGGTGTCCTGCCGGAAGATCGACGGCAGGCCGACCGTGACCCGCACGGCGTTGGCGTCGAGGTTGCTGATGCGGCGGGTGACGGCGAAGGCGGCGCCGGCCTTGACGGTGACGCCGACCGAATGGGGGGTCTCGACCGCCGGGAAGCCCCGGACCCAGTCCTGGTCGGACGTGCCCGTCCGCTGCTCCCACGAGACGCCGGTGAAGTTGAAGCTGCCGTCGATGTTCTGGAGCGGGGTCCGGTCGAAGAAGATCGACTTGGCACCGTTGGCGAGCCCGACGCACTCGCCCTCGCAGATCGCGTCGAGGATGCGCGCGGTGGCCTTCGACCGGAGGGTGTTCGCGGCCTCGATCGGAGTTCTTGGCGCCGTGCTTCCGCTCGACGACGACCCGCCCTTGGCGCCGTGGATGCGGTAGCCGTCCGTCATACCGGCATCTTCTCGGTGTAGATGCCGGCGCTGATCACCAATCCGCCCACCAGCATCCTCCCGCCCACGATGGGAATGGGGTTGCCCTGGAGGGTGGTGTTGACCTGCCCGCCGAGGAGGAAGGAGGGCCGGTCCTCGGGACGCTCATACCCGCTCAGGCTGGGCGTCTTGGGGATCGGCGTCAGGAGCTGGGCGATGCCCCCGAAGGTGAGGGCAGCCCCGAACAGGGCGACGGTGCCCCAGGAGAGCGAGGAGAAGACGCCGCCGGTGAGGCCCGCGATGGCGCCGAACGTGCCGCCCGACGCGATGGCCGCGACCGAGATCAGGGCGATGCCGAGGATGGTCTTTCCCAGGCCGCTGCGCTTGCGGCCCGTGACGGTCGGGACGATGTGGACGGGCCTTCCCGGCGGCAGTTGGAAAGCCAGCAGGTCCTCGGTCAGCCTCTCGCCGGTCCTCGCGGCGCCGACGACGATGCGGTAGGCGCCCTTGGCGAGTTCGGCGCGGAAGCCGGGCAGGTTGGCGGCCAGCGCGCGGACGACCTCCTGGACGGACGAGGCTTCGAACGAGAAGGGTCCCTTGAACCGGGACCGGAGGCGGCCGTGCAGGAAGACCCGTCGAAGCGTCATCGGGACCCTTACCCTTCGTAACGGAGGTAGTTCGTGACGTACTCAAGCCACGGCGCGGCGGGCTCGCGGCGGGACAGGCGGCGGCGCAGGTGGTGAAGTATTGTCCCGTCCCCAAGGTAGACGCCGCCGTGGTTGGTGACCGGGGCCTGGACCTGGGCGAGGAACACGTCGCCCGCGCGCAGCTCGTCGCGCCCGATGGGGCGGAACCCGGCGGCGGCGAAGTTCTCCAGGTACAGGTTCTTGGGCACCAGGGGGTTCCCCGCGTCGTCCCGGTCGGTCCACCATGCGAAGTCGCGCGGGAAGTCGGGCAGGGCGACGGGGGCGCCGAACGCCTGGGCGACGATGCCGAACTCGTCGGCCCGGTAGAAGTCCCGGATCAGGGAATAGCAGTCGAGGATGCCGTGGACGAAGGGGCGCCCGACCAGAGGCGCCACGGGGATGCCGTCCCCCCACCACAGGACGGTCTCGTGGCTGAGTTTGTCAATAACCGTAACCAGCCCCCAGGGGCAAGACATTTGTGCCTGCTGGGCCATGTCGGCGGCGGACGGGCCGGCGAGCAGGGGACCGTCCTGGGGGTCGAAGTCGCCCGCGGCCAGCGCGTGGGAGTGGATGACGGCCCTGACTTCGCCCCGGTAGCGGTCCTCGTCGGCGGTGGCGATCGCGAACGCCTCGGTGGGCTCGGGGTGGACGTTGTCGAGCGGGACGTACTCCCCGTCCTCGATGACGATGCCGACCGACTCCCGCGGCGCCTCGATCTCGGCATGGTGGCGGGCGGCGGCGGACGCGGCCGGGAAGATGGCGTCGAACATGGCGGGCTTTCTGGCTGCCGGTGGGTGATACCCCTTTATCCTCCGGGGCGTGGGCAAAAAAAACGGGTTTTCCGTGAAAAAAGTCCTTGGCGCTTCGACATTGTGGGGGTAACGTCCATTTGTTCATTGATTCATTGAACAATCTGTACCCAGGAGAAACACGATGAAGACGGCCACCGCAGCATCTTCCGCCCCGAACAGGCTCATCGCCCCCGCCCTGGCCGCCTGCCTTCTGGCCGCGTGCCAGCCCCCTGCCGAGCGGGTCGCCACCACCCAGGACACCGTCACCCTCGACGGCGTGACCATGCACTCCATCGCGTCCCCGCCCCCGGCCGGCGAAGGGCTGACCGGGGCCGCCGCCGGGACCCTGCTCTCGGCGCTGACGCCCCCCGCCGTCGCCGCCGCGCTGCCCCCGTCGGACATCCCTCTTGTCCAGCGTGCCTTGATCCGCGCCCACTCGGCGTCGCCGGGAGAGCGCATCGAATGGAGCAACGGCGACACCGGCAACCACGGCGCGGTGATCCCGTCCGCGATGTTCCGCGACGGCTCCGGCGGCCCCTGCCGCGCGGTCGTCCACCTAGCCCATGTGGCGGGGCGCGAGCTGTGGGGCGACGCGACGGCGTGCCGGCAGCCGGACGGGACCTGGGCGCGGGGGCTGTCGTGACCGCCCCGGCGCCCAGGCCCTTGCGAACGTCCAGACAAACATCCATGCAGGGAAACGCAGCCATGATCGACATATTCATCGGCAAGCTCGCGGAGATCGTCACCGGCCTCCTGTGGGCGATCCTGGCGGTCGCCGCGGCTTGGCTCCTGGCGCGATGGCTCCTGGCCCCCGACTACGTGGCCCTGGTCGCTGCCGACGCGGTGAGGGGTTCGTTCGTCGGGGTCGGGCGTTGACCGCGCATCGCCGCGGGATCGGGGGCTCCGGCCCCCTTCCCACGGGAGGAACAAACGAATTTCCCGTTCACAAACGCCCTCGGGCCTCCCACGGAGAAAATCTGGTGACGCACATTCCACGGTACGACGACGAGATCCCGGACGCGGCGACGGCGCTGTCCAACCTGCTGTCGCGGGTCGAGTCCGAGGTCTGCGACCCGGCCGCCTACGGCTTCCGGATCGAGGACCCGGAGCATCCCTGGCACAGGGACGTGATGGAGGCGCGCGACGCCCTGTACAAGGCCGAGCGCGACCGGGACCGGAAACGATCCGGCCTGGACGAGACCGTCGATTGGGCGGGACGGGTGATGATGGCGGCCACGGGACTGCTCGCCGGGATGCTCCTCGGCGGGATCGTGAACGCGATGATGGCGGGCTGAGGGGGAAGACATGACGGGAATGGCACGGGTTCGCTCGGCCGCCGCGTATTGGCGGGCTCGGGCGCTGGAGCACCTGGACCGCATCGAGAAGTTCAGGTTGGATGAGACGACCGAGGACTATCACAACGGCGAGGCCGCGTTCTGCCTCGCCAACGCCGAACGGCTTGAGCGGATGGGGGACGGGAGTCGATGAGACGGATCGCGATCGCCGCCCTGGTCCTGGCCGCGTGGCCGGGACCGGGAACCGCCGCCCCGCGCGAGAGCCTGGGCAAGGAGGCCTACCGGTGCCTCACCAAGGGGGAGGCCGTCGATATCATGGAGGAGACGGGGAAGCTGATGGTCCTGCTCGACCGCGAGATCCCGAGGGCGCGGCGGACGGAGCGGGCGGCGGTGCGCCGGGAGATCGAGGGCGCGTGCCTGGAGTCCGGCGCCGAGGCCGACTGGTGCCGCAGGATCGTGCTCGGGGGCGACGCCGCCCTGGAGCGCCGCGCGTGCCTGGAGGACGGCCTGGACCCGGACTCCTGCGGGACCGTTTCCCATTCGGGGACGCCGGGCGAGGAGGAGGTTCCGCGATGACATCGACGTGGACGGCGGACGACGTGGTGACGCTCCGGCGGATGCACCACTGGACCCAGGAGGACCTTGCGGCGGTGTCCGGGTACAGCACCAAGACCATCGTCGCGTTCGAGACCGACCGCAGGACCATTCAGAAACGGCACGAGATCCTGTTCGGCTTCCTCCAGAGATTTGGACCGCTTTGTGATGGCTAAACCATTGGAAAACAACGAAACCGTTTCAACGGCTGTTCCCCAGCCGTTGGTCCGGCCGGACCCACGGGCATACCGGCGAACCATGGACGATGATGACCAGGACCTCTTCCCCGGCATGTCCACCGCACCGGCCCTGGGGCTGCCGGCCGATGGTGACATTGTTCACTCCGACGCCTTGGATATCCTGGCGGGGCTCGCCGCGGGGACTGCATCCCTCATCGTCACGGACCCGCCTTACGGAATTGCCTACCACTCAAACTACTATAGGGGAAGAAACCCGCATGCGCCCATCTCGCAGGATTGGGATTTCCAGATCGGCGCCTTCTTTGCGGAGGCCTCCCGTGCCCTTGTCGATGGCGGGGCCATCTACCTGTTCACTCGCTGGGATGTATACCCGTTGTGGTATAAGGAAATTCCAAAGGCCCTCTCCTTGAAGAATGCCATCGTCTGGAAGAAAGACAACTGGTCGAGCGGCGATCTGTACGGCAACTTTGGCAATCAGTATGAAATCGTCATGTTCTTGACCAAGGGGCGGCACAGCCTGCGCGGCAAGCGATGGCCGAATATCTGGGAGTTTCCGCGTATCCCCGCCAAACGACTGAGAATGCCGGCGGAGAAGCCGGTCGGCCTGTACGAACGCGCCATCCTGTCATCCAGCGACAAGGGGGACTTGGTCGTGGACCCGTTCTGCGGCTCCGGGACGGCGGCCGAGGCCGCCCGCCGAGCAGGCCGGCGCTTTCTCCTCGGTGACATCGACCCGAAGATGGTCAGCATGGCGCGGGAACGTGTCGGTCTCTCCACCCCGACGGTCCAGGACGAACCGGGACGCAAGGCGCCGCCATGCCCGGTATTCTCGGTGGAACCGCCCGATATCTCGCTATGGGGGTTGCATCCGGAAGATGTTCTGCACTCGCGAACGGGGCGGTGAAACGCGACGGGCTCCATCAAGCGGGGGAGGAGCGGGAACCCTCGATAGGGTTACGACTTTCCGCTACCGATACCTGGGAAGCCTCCGTACGGAAGTGGTATAGCCCCGAACCGCTTGCGGCAATCCGAAAGGCGTTTCCCGCACCGATCCTGGGCGGGGTCGCCAGTCGGGTTGCCGTTCGGCAGGAACATGGCGGCGCCGGCGTAGGGACAGGCATGTGGATCGGATGAATAGGTGAAGCTACCACCGTTCCAAAAGCGGTACCTCCATGGGCAGTGGTTCTTGGTCGCGACCCGGCCCGGTATCTGGCGGCCCTGCTGGTCGAGGTCGGCGGCCAGCTCCCACCGGATCATCGTCTTGTTCTGGAGGACCTTGCGCTCGATGCGGAAGATGTCGGGCGGGAAGTGCTGGTTCGGGTCGGCCTGGGGCTGGCCGTCGAGGTACTTGACGAAGGTCCGCCAGCGGATCACCCGCGCGCCGCGCAGGTCGTCGAAGGACACGACCGCCGCCGCGATGAGCACGTCCTTGGCGACGGTCAGGGTCGGGGTCGGCAGCGAGCCCTGGGCGGCCTTCTCGAAGCCGTCCGCGTCGATCGGCAACGGGATGTATTGCTGTCCCTTCCAGCGCACGGCTTGGCCGTCCAGGGTTCCGGGGACGTAGTTCAGGACGCCGCCCCCGATGCTGGTCATGTCGATTTGATAGAGCCGGATCTCGGCGCCGGGGTCGAGGCGTTGGATGTCTGCGGCGATGGGCATGGTGGGCTTAGGTTCCGAGGTCGTGGACTTGTTCGAGGGAGGCGTCGATGTCCCAGCGGCCTGGCACGTCCTTGACCGGCGACCACGAGTACTGCGGGCACACCCACTTCTGGGCGGTCGAGTAGCCGGTGGGGACCCACCAGAACCACGTGACGCCCTGGTGGGTCGCGAAGAAGTTCCGCAGCGTCTGCATCTCCTGGGTGGAGCGCGCCCGCCACTGGACGGAGACCTTGGTGGTGAGGGCGTTCAGGCCGTCCAGGGATCGCAGGCTGTAGCCGTCCTGGAACGAGACGACCCGGCGACGCGGCTCCTCCTGGAACGAGGGGCTGTAGGCCATCGGGATTGAGGGAAGGGTCAGCGCCATGGATTGATCTACCGTATTTTATTAGGAATTGCTTAAAAGGCCACCGTTCCTACGCTCCTTAATCAGCTTATCGTTCATCGCCTGCTCGATCTGGCGCGCGATGGCCCGGCCCTGGCGCTCGGCGGCGCCCTGGTCCATGCCCTGCTGGGCGGTGACGTTCACGGTGATGTTGTTGGTCGCCCCGCCTCCGCCGGCCGGCGCGAGGTTGGCCATCTGGCCCGGCGTGAACACCCCCTCGCCCTTCTTCAGCACGGCGGGGACCTCGTTGCCGGCGAGCCCGCCCGCGTGGTATCGGATCAGAGACGACACCGACGGCATGGGCCGGAGACCGGGGACCTCGCGCCCGACGACCCCGCCGGCATGGAACGAGGGGATGGCGCGAAGCGGCCCGCCCTCGACGCCGATGATCCCGCCCCCGTGCTTCTGCGACATCATCATGCCGCCGCCCATCACCGCCGCGTTGGCGGCGAACATGCCCCCGCCGCCGCCGAACATCATGGCCAGGGGTTGGATGATCGCCATCCGGATCGCCATGCGCGCGAGGTCGGCCGCGATGGACTTCGCCATGTCCGCGAACGCCTCCCGCGCGGACTTCGCCCCCGTGACGATGTCCACGAGCGCGTCCTCGAAGTGCATCAGCCCGCCGTAGGCCGCCTGCCGCATCGCCTCGTTGCCGGTCATCATCGAGTTGGCGAGCTGGTCGAGCGAGTCGTTCATGCGGGACAGGCGGTCGGCCGACACCGCGGTGTCGCCGGCAAGCCGGATCTGGCTCTGGCTCAGTTCGTCGGTCGCCGCCCCGTTGGCCGCGATGAGTTCGTTCTCCTTCTGGATCTCGGCCATGCGGCGGAGCCGTTCCTCGCCGAACAGGCTCATCGCCTCCATCTGCCGGTTGGTGCCCTCGACCTCCAGTTGGCCGAGGCGGATGCGATCCTCGGACTCGCGGGTCCAGTCCCCCATGGCGCGATCGCCCGCGGAGGCGACGAACTGCCGGCCCCGGTCGCTCTCCGGGTCGGCGCCCTGGCCGAGCAGGTCCTGCCGCGCCCCGGCCTCGGCCAGGGCGCGGATGCGAGCCTCGCCCACCTTATCGTAGGCGGCCCGCACCTCGTCGAGGGAACCAACGTAGCGTCGGTTGGCCGCGACTTCGCCCGCGATGCGCTCGTCCTGGGCGGCCTCGCGCCGCTTCTCGATCAGTTCCTCCAGGCTCCGGACGGCGGCTTGGTCGGAGGAGATCCCGAGGTCGGCCGCCATGCGGCGGGCCTCGATGGCGTCCTTCTCGCGGTTGACGGCGTCCACGCCCTGGTCGTGGGCGGCGGCGAGTTCCAGGACCGCCTTGGTATCCTCGCGCAGGCCGAACTTCGCGGCCTCGAACTTCGTCGCCTTCTGGACGTCGTAGAGGGTCCCGACCAAGCCCTCCAGCGCGGCCTTCTGGTCCTTGGTCAGCTTCTCGGAGAAGCCGTGGACCTTGTTCATGATCTCCTGGGACCGCGTCGCCTGCTCGACGGCGCTGGCCGTGCCCCCGTAGGCGGAGGCGAGCTGGCGCTGCGCGTCGATGGACTGCCCGAGTTCTCGGCTCTTTTCCCCGAAGGTGTCCTGGGGCGTCCGGCCGGTCTTGTTCTGCTGGCGGATGCGGTACTGGAGCCCCGCCCGCTCCCCGCGCTGCTCGACGATCTTCTGGTCCGCCGCGCTCAGCGGTGCGTCCGGGCCGTAGCCCCGTTCGCGCCGGAGGTCGCCGATCGCGTCCTCGCGGCCCGCCTTGACCGCGGCGGCGACCGACTTGATGCCGCCGACGCCGGCCTGCCGAGCCACCGCGCGGGTCTGGATGACCTCGTCCTCAAGCTGCTTCTGGGCCTGGAGGTCGAGGTCGGAAAGCGCCTTTCTTCCCTGCATCATGAACGGCAGGTTCTCGGGCCGGGGACCCGGCCTGTTGCCGGCGGCGACCTGGGCCGGGAACTGGGCGAGCGCCGCGATGCGCTCCGGCCCCTGCGTGGTCGCCTGGATCTGCGACGCCATGGCGTTGGAGTCGATCTCGCGCTGCTGGCTCGCGACCTTGAGCTGGATCGCCTCCAGTTCCTCAGCGCGGTTGTGCGCGGCCACCAAGGCGTAGATGGCCGACGCGGCGCGACCCGTGATGTCGATCCCGGCCTCCAGGACCTTGTTGCGCGCGTCCTGGGCGTCCTTCTCGTCCTGGACCGCGTCGGTGCCCTTCTTGTGGGCCTCGGCCATCCGGTTGGACAGCTCGATCTCGGAGCGCAGCGTCTGGAGGATCGGGCCGGCCGACAGCATGTCGCGCGCCGCGTTGAGCTGCCGGTAGGACTCGCGAAGCTTGTCCACGTCCTCGGGCAGCATCTGGCCCTCGGGCAGGCGCTGCTTGCCGGCCACTTCCCCCTGCATGCGCGAGATGTCGCCGCGCAGGGCGTCGTTGCCGGGATCGGCCCGGAGCTTCGCCTGGGTCTCCTCGATCCGGACGTTCAGGTCCGCGATCTCCTTCTTGGTCTGCTCGGAGACGCGGAACTCAAGCGGCTTGGTCTGGGAGATGATCTCAAGCTCGCGCTTGACCCCGACCATCGCCTCCTTGCTGGACTGGAACTGCCGCCCGAGCCTTTCCTGGCCCTCGATCTGTTTCCGGATCTCGGCGGTCTGCTTCTCCAGTTCCTTGGTGGACCGCTGCTGGTCGGTGAGCGCGTCGGCGGCGGGCGAGGCCGCGCCGCTCCCGCCCAGGGCCTTCTCGGCGGCCTTGCGGCGTTCCTCGGCCTCGCGGATCTGCCGTTCGACCTGGGCGGTGTTGTACATCGCCGCCCGGCTGTCCTCCTGGGTCGGCCCGAAGGTGGACTGCCCGCCAGGCGAGGCGCGCCGCTCGACGGACGCCTCGGACTCCATCAGGGCGCGGCGCTGCGCCAGCTCTTTCTCAAGCTCCGCCTGGACATCCCTGGACGAGTCCACGATGGCCTTTGCCCGGTCCACCGCCGCCTTCTTCTCGTCGCCGGAGGCCGACGCGATCTGCCGATGGAGCTGCTCGATGTCGGCGAGCGACTTGGCGTGCCCCTTGGCGGTGGCGTCAACCGCCTGGAGGCCCTTGTTGGTCTGGACCAACGCGAGGACGCCGGCCGCCAGGGCGGCGGCGAGGGCGAGCAGGGGATGGCCTGCGAGGGCGACGCCGAGGCTGGCCAGCGAGGTCGCAAGGCCGCCGATCGCGCCGACGACACCGATCACCCAGCCGGCCAGCTTGATGGCGATGAGCCCCTCGACCACCAGCATGACGGTCTGGATGTTCTCGGCGAGGACCTTGAATGCCGCCACGAGGTTCTCGACGGCGGTCTTGAGCATGCCGCCCAGTTCCTCCGAGAGCTTGCGGCCCTCGATCCCGTTGAGGAAGCGCGCAAGGTCCTGGGCGCCCTCTGCGGCGGCCTTGAGGAAACCCGCCTCCGAGACGCGGTTCTTGAACTCATCGAAGGCGTTGGACAGCCGGTTGAACGCCGCCCCGGCCCCGTCCAGCGCCCCGGTGAGCGGGAACTTCTCGGCCACGGCCCGACCGAAGGTGTCGAAGAACGCGCGCGCGGAGACCTGCCCCTGGTCCATCGCCTTGCCGAGCTGCTCGACGCTCATGCCCATGGCGCGGGCGGCGAGGTTGACCGCCCCCGGAAGCTGCTCCCCGAGCTGTTCCTTCAGCTCCCCAGCCTGGACGGTGCCGCGGCTGGCGATCTGGGCCAGGGCCAGGAACGCCCGGCTCGCGTCTTCCGGGCTCTTGCCCAGCACGGACATCGCCTGGGCCACCGCGAAGAACGTGTCCTTGGCCTTGGCCATGTCCACGTTGGACCCCGCCACCGCCGCCGTGAAGCCGACATACTGCTTGCCGGTCGAGAGCAGGTTGAGGCCGAGGCGCTGGCTCTCGGCGCGCAGGCGCTCCATCTCCTGGGCGCCCTTGGCGCTTGACCCGGTGGCGACGTCGAGCCCGGTCCGAAGGCTCTGGAAGGCCATGCCGACCTGGGCGACGTCCCGCACCAGGACGCCGGCCCCGATTCCGGCCAGGACGCCTTTGAGCGACACGACGGAATCCTCAAGGCGTCCAAAGGCATTCCGCAGGTTGTTGACGTGCTGGACGGCGCCGGAGGTGTCCAGGTTCAGCCTGGGGACGGACGTGGCGGCATCCGCGCCGCTGGTCCTCGGCGGGCGGGGCGCCGTGAGGACCCGCGCGGCGTCGGCCCGCCTCTCGGTGGCGCGGCTCTCGGCGTTCAGGGCTTCCTGCCGGGCGGCCGACTCCCGCCGCACCGCGTCCGTCTTGCGCTGCTCGGCCTGCTCGACGGAACGCGCCTCCGCCTCGGCCGCGCGGCTGGCCTGCCCGGCGCCGGGCGCCGGGTCCGGCCGGCGCATGGGGCGGATCGCGTTCAGCTTCTCGACCGCCGCCACGGCCGCCTCGGCGCGGGCCTTGATGGCGTCGAGCGCACCCTGGACCATGCGGGACCCCGTCAGCGCTCGCGAGGAGTCGATGACGATCTGAAGGGTCTCTTGCCTATCGGCCATCGGCGGCCTCCTGTGTGGGCGGGTCCGGGGGCGGCGGGGCCTCGCCGCGGCCGGTCGGGCGGACCCTCATGAGCGCGGCCTTCAGGTTCTCGGCGAGGGCGGCCCTGTCGTCCGTCGTCTTGGCGGGCCTCCGGAGCAGGTCGTCGAGCCTCGGGAAGTGCTTGGCGTCGCAGCGCTGCATGTACGCGCCGTGCCACGCGGCCCACAGGTCCCTCTCGCGCGCGGCCCCCTCGGCATCGACGTGGGCCTCGACGCAGATGCGCGTCTCGTTCGGGGTGAGGGACCAGAACGCGCCGGGCTGGATGCCCGCGCGGAAGGCCGCCTTCATGGCGCGGATCAGGCCGTCTTCCCCGCCGTCCCCGGAGGGTTTCCCGGGTCCTCCACCTTGGCCGGCGGGTCCTTGGCGCCGAACCAGCAGTAGTTGATCGCGTCGGTCACCGCCTCGATGGCCGGGGCGAGGGGGGGGGACATCTCCATGATGCGCTCTGGCGTCATGTCCGGATGGCGGCCCGCCATGGCGACGGCCATGACGACCGACAGGTGGGACGGGTTGGTCAGGTTGTAGCCGTCCGGGAACTTCTCCCGGATCTCGGCGACGGCGTTCCAGTCGAGCCGCATCGTGTAGGGGATGCCGTCGATCTCGTGCGTGACGGTGCCGCGGGTGGGGTTCGTCATGGACCTTCGGGGTTCGGGTTGGCGGGCTGGGCGTGGACGGGTCCCACGCCCGGTTCTCGTGGCCGGGGGATCGTCGCGCATGCGGTCAGATCTGTTGGAGGAGGTGGAGCTTCCAGGTCGGCATGTCGAAGCGCCGGGGCTCGGCGACCTCGCCTAGGCCCTCGACCGGGTCGGCCGGGACCATGACGGTCGCGTGCTCGACGCCGCCCCGGTCGGCCAGCGCGACGACGTTCCCGGTGCGCCCGGTCACGCGGACCGGGTCGCCGACCGAGAACGGGACCAGCGGGTCCCCCGGCGATAGTTCCCAGGGCTCGCAGATGTACGACGCCGGCATGCCGGTGTCGAGGTCGAGGCCGTACAGGAAGACGACGTAGAGCACGTCCACCGGCCCGCCCCGGACGTCGAACACGATGCCGGGGCCGCGGCCGATGACGTGGACCGGGTCGCCCACGGAGAGGCGGACCCGGCCGGGGAGGGTGCCGGTCATGGGGTTGGCCTTACGGAGGTGTCGTGCCCCAAGTGATCGCGTTGGTGATCTCCAGCGTGACCGCAAGTGTTGAAAGTGCATCAACACCACCACTTACGGTATACTGGGATACGAACGCCAGGAATGTCGCCGTCGTATGCGCGACGTCCGAGAACGTGATCCGGTAGTTTCGGCGGGTCTGCGCCGCGCGGTCTGATCGCAACTGGACCTGCCCTGGGTCGGCGGGGGCGAAGTTCATCTCCAACGAGATGTTCCCTTCGTCCATCAGGCCGAGGACTTTTTCCTTACCCGTGCTGCTGAGGGTGGTGGCGTCGATCACCGTGGCGGTGCCGCCGGGGCCGGTGAAGGAGCGGATTTCCGCTATGGGTGTATAGGTGCCGGGAGTCGCGGTCTCGTAGGCTATGACCGTGCCCTGTGCGTTGAAAGCTGCCGAGGGAATAATAGGCCTCCATTACAATCGGTGGTGATTTTCGGGCAACAAAAAACCCCGCCGAAGCGGGGTTCTCTGCCTTCTGACCAGCCTGGGATCAGGCCAGATGTTTCCAATGCTACCTTGACTTGATCTTGCCGACCGAAGTGGGGCACAAGCCATAGTCGGCGGCGATTTTTCGGTCTGACCGAGGATCTTCTCGGATCGCGAGCACCTGATGCTCAGTCAGCTTTGCCTGACCAGCCGTTTCTCCTCGCGCACCCCGACCCTTGGACACCATGTCATCCACGTTGTCCTGATGGCACCCAAACGGGTTTCCCGTGTTAACGCAATTCCGTCCGGCGTCCGCATAAAAAAACCCCGCTTGCAGGCGGGGCGTGGCGAGGCTCGGACAGGGCAAGGAACCCTGGATGTGACAAACCTGTCCTTGCCCACACTGTAAAGCACACGGGGTTTCCGTGTGAAGCGATTTCCTCGGCAAGGAACCACGTCAGGCGTGGCTGTCAGTGTACTCGAAGGGCACGCGGACGACGGTCTGCCGATTGCCGTAGTCGTCGCGCCCGGCGTCGCTGATGGCGGCGGCACCCAGGCGCAGGCCCCCGGCGAACGCCTTGCCCTCCAGGATCTGGACGGCGGCGACGGACAGGGCGTCGGCCTCGGCCGTGCCCTTGCCGCCCTGGACGAGCACCTGGACGACGACGAACCCGAACCGAGCCCAGTGCACGACGTTGCCGGTCCACGACTGCGGGACCGAGCCGTTGTGCTGGAGCGCGACCCGGACGAAGGGCGCCACGGGGGTCTGGCCGGCGTCCTCGTCGTGGTCGATGGGGGTGCGGGCGGCCCACTGGGTCGTGAACAGGCCGACGACGGCGGCGCGGGCCTCGGCGGGGGTCATCCGTCCACGTCCCGGTCCCGGTCCCCGTCCCCGTCCCTGGTCCCGTCCCGGAGGGCTTCGTCCTCGACCTCCGCCTCCAGGGCCTCCAGCTCCGTCCGCTCGGCGTCGGTGAACTCCGTCGGCATGGTCCCGGAGGAGATGAAGGTGACGCCCTCGTGGTCGAAGACGTGGCGGATGTATTTCTTCAGCAGCGCCTTGTAATCCATGTCGTCGTTCTCCCCTATCTCTTCAGTACCGTGCGGACCCCGACCTGGATCGCGCCTTGAACGAACCCGGCCGGCGCCTGGGACGAATGCCCCTCATTCAACCTCTGGATGTAGTCCAGGTTGTTGCACACCCATATCTTTTGCCCGATGCGGAACCGGGCGGTGACCTGCCCCATCCTCGCCATGGTCTGGGTCCCGGACGGGTCGGGCTGGTCCACGGTATCGTTGCTCGGCACCTCCAGGGATGGAAGCCAGTTCGCCCGCGCCCGGCCCCCGGTGTAGTTGCGGCCCACGAACCCCCGGTCGCCGCGCTTCTTCCCCCGGTTGGCCGCCCACAGCTCCGGGTTTCCCACGGGCGTGCGCAGGACCAGCTCGCGGTCGATGGCGAAGGCCAGTTGGCGGACCGTCTTGGACACGTCCTCCAGGACCTTGGCGTTCCAGGCGTCGAGGCCGACGATGAACTGGGACAGGTTGCCTGCCATATCAGCCGTCCTCCCCGTCGTCCACGGCCGGGGCCTCGTGGACCTGCCGGGGCTTCTCCCTGCGGAAAGAGTCCAGTTCGTCCCACAGGGCCATCAGGAGCGATGCCGGGCAGGCGTGCCCGGCCTCGACCAGCCAGCGCGCCTCCCGCTCCACGTCGTCTCGGGTGATCCGGGTCGCTTCCGTGTCGGCCATGGTCATCTCCGCAGGACGAGGTCGTAGTAGAAGTCCGGGTCGCCGCGCACCGCCGCGACGTTCCAGACGATGCCCCGGTGGTCGGTGAGTCGGTCGCCCTCGTCGGCCGCCGCGAGGTCGCGGGCGCGGACCAGGGCGCGCAGGTCGCTCGACAGGACGTCGGTGCCGGCGATCTCGGCCAGCTCGAAGTCCAGCAGGAAGCAGTCGAGCACGGTGACGGCGACGGTGCGGGGCACGGTCCCGGTCGCGGGGTCGTAGGCGCCCTGGGTGATGTGTTGGTAGGTCACGGTCTTCAGGCGGGAGGCGAGCCGGGTCCAGGCTTGGTCCAGCCCGTTCCGGATCGCGGCGTCGATGTCGGCCATGGCGTCGGGCTCCCGGAGGTCAGCGGAGGATGGGTCCGAGGGACGCCCCCGAGCCGGACCCGACGTAGTCGCCCCAATGGCGCAGCATGGCGGCGACCTCCGCCGGGACGAGGCGGGTCGCGGCGGCCGTCGCCTCGGCCTGGGCCTGGATGGTCGCGGCGGTCGCGGTCGCCATCTTGATCCCGATGGGGCCGAGGGTGATCTCCTGGACCTGCTGCTCGGTGCTCCCGGCCGCGGCGCCGGTCCCGGCGGCCTGGGCGTCGAGGAGGGCGACCTGGTCCTGGGCGAGCCTGAGGGCGAGGACGGCGGCGGCGAGCCGCACCGCGTCGGGCACCTTGTCGAGGGGGAATGCGCGGTAGTCCGGGCCGACCACCCCCCGGCGCGGCCAGCCGAGCGGCTGGTCGCCGTGGAGCGGCCGGCCGCGCCAGGACATGGTGGCGTCGAGCAGGCGGGTGGCGGACACCAGCGCCCGCTCCTGGTCCGGGGGATCGATCAGGTCCCAGGCGTCGGCGTTGACGCCGGCCGCGTGGAACGCGGTCGCGAAGGTGCGGCTGGCATAGGACGAGGCGGTCGGGTCGCGCCCGGTCCCGGTTTCGACGACGAGCGCCATGGCCGGCCCCGCCCGGTCAATTGCCGACGCGGACGGTGTCGAGGCCGCCGACGCCGAGCACCACGCCGACCAGCCACAGCGCGACCAGGACGACGACCGCGATGTTCAGCAGGTTCTTCAGGCGCGGTTCCATCGGGACGTAGGCGTTGACCAGCCACATGGCTATTCCGACCACGACGACGGTGATGATCAGGGAGATGATGGACACGGGACGGACTCCTTGTTCAGGGTGCGAAGGGAGGGGGGCTCGGGATCGGCCGGGACCGGCCGCCTGGAACCTAGGGGATGAGGTTGCGCAGGACCCGGAACTCCCCGGTGAAGGCGGTCGCGACGTCCCCGGCGGCGTCGGAGATCTGGACCTCGTGGTAGTAGGACCCGGACAGCGCGCTGGTGTCGGCCGGGTCGAGGTCCACCGTGAAGGCCCCGTTGAAGGCGTCCGTGACGGTGATCCCGGCGCCGACCGCCTTGGCCAGGACGGGTGTCCGGGAAAACCGCGCGACGGTTCCCCTGGACGCCTGCCACGACACGGCGGCGTCGGTGATGTCGAGCGGGACCGGCGGCGACGCGCCGTTGGTGATGGTGAAGTGCAGGCGCTTGGTGTCGCCCGCGAACATCTGGAACGTCATGCAACCTTGACCTCGCCCTGGAGTTCGATGTCGTAGGCCACGGTCCCCGTCAGCCAGACCACGCCGGACACGTCGGCGGCGTGCGGGCTGATGGCCCGGCCGGCGAGCGCCGTCCGGCACGGGGGAAGGCGCGCCGCCGAGAGCACGGTGAACTGGGGCCGGGCGGCGGACCCGACGGACGCGACCGCCGTCCGGGGAACGGTCGCCGTGGAGGTCCCCTGGAACTGCGGGGTGGTCGCGGTCCCGGTGGCCGAGGCCCTGGCCGGGGGCACGGCGGCGGCCGACGCGGCGGTGACCGGGACGGGGCGGCGGGTCGCCGCGGCGGACGACCGCGCGAACGGGACGACGTTGGACCCGGCGCCCGACCGGTCCGGGATGGTGCGCGCGGCCGAGGCCTCGGCCCGGGCCTTCGGCACCGTCGCGGACGACGGGCCGGAGGTCCCGGGAAGCGCCGCGAAGCCGGTGGCGGCGGCCGAGGGCCGGGGAAGCGTGGACGGCGACGAACCGGTGCGGGCCGGGTGCGCACGCAGGGCGGTCGCGGCCGACCGGGCGGCCGGGACGGCGGCGGCGGCGGCGGCGGTCCTGGGGGGTATCGTGCGCGCCGCGGCGGCGGTCGCCCCCGCCCTCGGGACGGTTCCCTGGGAGGTGCCGGCGATGCCCGGCGATGTCCGGGACCCCGTCGCGGCGGCCGAGGGCCGGGGAAGCGTGGACGGCGACGAACCGGTCCGGGCGGGGATGGTGCGCAGGGCGGTCGCGGCCGACGCCGCCGCCGGCACGGTTCCCTGGGAGGCCCCGGAGATGCCGGGGGCCGACCGGGACGCGGTCGCCGACGTCGCGGCCCGCGGCACGGCGGACGGGGACGTGCCGGTGACGGGCGGGATGGTCCTCAGGGCGGCGGACGCCGTCGTCGGGACCGGCACGGCGGCGGACGCGGCCCCGGTGCGGGCCGGGGCGGCGCGCGTCGCCGTCGCCGCGGCCGAGGCCTTCGGGAGGGTGGCCGCCCCGGTCGCCGTGCGGGCCGGGATGGTGCGCAGGGCGGTCGCGTCCGCCTGGGCGGCCGGGACGGCGGAGGCCGCGACGCCCGTGGTGTTCGTCGGCGCCGCCCCGGCCGCCGCCGCGAGGTGGGCGGCCATGCGGCCGGTGGACAGGACCTTGTCGTAGACCGCGAGTTCCGCGACCAGGCCGACCCAGGGCCGGAAGTCGAGGTAGCCGGCGAGGAGCGGGTTGGCCGTCCCGAGGTTGACCGTGGTCGCGGAGGCCAGGACTTGGCTCGCGTTCACGTACGCCTTGAGCGGCGTGGTCGCGTCGGTCGGGTCGTAGGTGACGTGGACGAGCTGCCAGACCCCGTGCCCGGGGCCGGTCCACGTCGCGTTGGGACCGTAGGTGTTGACCGAGTACGCCGTCGCGCTGTCCGTGTGGCACAGCGCCATGTACTGGCCGCCGCTCTTGCTCCCGATCTCCCAGGCGCCGACGTAGGTGGAGCCGAGGCCGTCCGCCCGGACCCAGCACTCGATGGTCTTGGCCTTCGTGCCGTCGATGCCGAGCGCGGTCGCGGTCGCGGAGGTGGAGGTGACGTAGTCGCCGTCGCCGACGAACTCGAAGGCGGTCGAGGCGGTGGGCTGCCCGGACAGGGGGCCGGCGGCGGATCGGTTCGCCGTCGTCAACCCGCTGGTCGTGGCCGTGAACCCGTTCCCGGAAGCGTCGGGGACCGTCCCGGTCGTGGTATCGAAGCGCCAGAACAGGCGCGGGGCGTCGGCGAGGACTTCGGCGGCGTAGCCCTGGGACGGCGGGGCCGACCGGGCGCCGAGGGTCGAGGTGGTCGCCTTGGGGACCGTCGCGGGCGATGCCGCCGTGCGCGCCGGGATGGTGCGTGTCGCCGCCGAGGCCGTGGACGCCATGGGGACGGTCGCCCCGGATGACGCCGTGCGCGTCGGGACTGCACGGGCCGCCGTCGCCGCCGTGGAACCCCTGGGGAGGATGGACTGGACCGACCCCACGGTGCCGGGGACTCCCCGGAGACCGGTCGCCGAGGCCCTGGCCGGGGGCGCGGCGGCGGACGACGCGGCGGTGCGGGCCGGGATCGTGCGGGTCGCCGCCGAGGCCGTGGAACCCATGGGGGCCGTGGCGCTCCCCGTGCCGGTCCGGGCCGGGACCGTCCGGGCCGCCGCCGCCGTGGCCGTGGCCTTCGGCGCGGTCGCGGCCCCGGTCGCCGTGCGGGCCGGGATGGTGCGGGACCCGGTCGCGGCGGCCGTCGCCTTGGGCACGGTCGCGGCACCCGTCGCGACTCGGCCCGTCGCGCCCAAGGTGCCGAACTCCGACGTGAACTCGCTGGTGAACTCGTCGCCCGTCCCGGAGCCGGAGAGCCGGAGGACCGGGTCGGCGTCGTAGGCCGCGACCTGGGAGGCGTCCCAGGCGACCCCGGGGACGACGCCGACCTCGTAGATCCGGCCCTGGAAGTTCCAGCGGTCGGCGGCGATGGCCATGCGGCCGATGTCGAACGCGGCGGTGTCGAGGGTGTTGAGCGCGGCGACGAACTGCTGGCGCAGCGTCCCGTCCACGTAGGTCCTCAGCGTGGTCCCGTCGTAGGTCAGGACCGCCGTGTGGACGGTGTTGACCGTCGGCGTGATTGCGATCTCGGCGTTCTGCGGGGTCGTGCCGGTGTTCGCCAGCCACAGGTCGGACGGCGGGTTGGTCGGGCTGGCCTGCCGGAAGGAGAGGAAGCTGCCGGCGCCGCTTCCGCCGTAGTGGAACAGGCCGCCCGTGTAGGTCCCCAGCGTCGCGTCGTTGGCGTAGGCCTGGCTGCTCGCCCTGAACCGGCAGAACACGGTCCGCGTCGCGCCGCCGCCGGCACCGAGCGCGGTCCCGGACAGGCCGGTGGCGGCGTAGCTGTTGATGTTCTTGGCGCAGGACAGGTAGGCGCCGAGGGCGTCGGTCGCGCGCGCGGCGGCGGACTGGATCGTGGCGTTCCCGGTCCCCGGGGCGGCGAGGTTGACGGCGGCGCCGGAAGTCTCCTGGAAGGCCCAGTAGCCGGTCGCGCCGGCCATCTGCCCGGTGCGGGCCAGCACCAGGGTCCCGGCCGGCTTGGCGGCCGAGCGGTTGGGAACCCCCGTCCGGGCGGCGGCGCCGGCGGCGGACGGGCGCGGGCAGGAGGCCGCCGCCGCGCCGCTCCTCGCGGACGACAGGGCGAGGGCGGCGAACGAGAACGACCGGGCCGAGACCGGGCGGAGGAACTGGTAGGGCGCCCTGTGGAGTTCCCGGTGCTCGGCGTCGGACAGGGTCCGGTTCCACAGCCCGGCCCAGTACAGCATGCCGTTCACGCTCTCGCCGGGGGACTTGGCGCTGCGGTTGAGCAGCGAGACGGTGTCCCCGGTGCTGAACAGGACCGGCCCGGAGGTCAGCGAGTTGACGTCGATGGGGAGCGGGACGCCGTTCTGGTAGAAGGCGGCGGCGGTCCCGTTGGCCGACGCCGCGAGGGTCGAGCGCCCGGTCAGCGCGACCGCGCCGTCCGCCGGGGCGAAGGTGGTGTTGGATGTCGTGTTCTGGGCGACGAACACGCCGATGCGCGACCCCGTGCTGCTGCGCACCAGGGCGAGGGTCGAGAACGGCGCCGTGAACGTGTTGAACCGGTACGGGATCGACAGGTACTTCGTCGTGACCGCCGAGGTCCGCACGTCGGCGTGGACCGCGATCGTGTAGGCGGTCGCGATCGTCTTGGCCGTCGCCGACAGCGGGTGGTACCAGCCCGTGGTGCTGGCGGACGACGGGCTGTTGAACCCCCGCCCCCCGGCCCCGGTCGCGATGCGCGACGTGGTCGAGATCGGGAGCGCCGGGGACCCCGACACGAGGTCGGGCGCGTTGGCCTCGTTCCCGACCGCGAAGTACACGAGGCCGCGCGCCAGCGGGTGCGCCCAGTCCACCTGGACGGGACCCTGGGGCTGCTGCGCCCAGCGGGACGGGAGGATCAGGGCGGGCATGGGCGCCTACGCCGACTGGGCCGAGGCGCCCAGGTAGGAGGCCGTCCCGGCGGTCAGGGCCGCGCCGGTCGAGTTCTTCACGCGGACCTGGAGGTAGGGCGGCACCGTTCCGCCGAAGGCCGTGGCGACGGGCAGGATGCGCTTGTAGGTCCCGGCCCCGGCGGCGGCCAGCGCGAGCGAGCCGAGCCAGCGGTCGTTGGCGTCGTCGTCGAAGTCGCTGTTGTCGATCGACGCCTTGCCGTAGACCTCGACGATGCCGGTGGCCGTGGCGCCGCTCGCGGTCGTCACGACGACCTCGACCAGGAGGTCCACGTACAGGTTCGCGGTGTTGTCGATGGCGGCCGAGGTCGCCGAGCTGCCGTTGGCGAGCGTGGCGAGGCCGGTGACGGTGAGGGACTGGGCGGCGGCGTACTGGAGCTTAAGCGTCTGGGGCACGGCGGGCCTCCGCGACGTCGAGGTGGTGGACCGGGCCGAGGCCGAGCTCGGCGGCGCGGCTGACCGTCGCGTCGCCGAGCGCCATCATGTCGGCCTTGTGCTGCGCCGTCATGGCCCCGGCCGCCACCATCGTGTCGAGCATGCCGGACACGGCGGCGCGGATCTCGGGCTCGTCCATGCGGATCTCGTCGAAGCTGTTGGGCGCGAGGGTCTGGAGGATGGTGACCGCGGTTCCCCGGTGGAAGTCGTCGGGGGCGTTGGCCGCGACCGCCTGGACGGCGGGCCAGATGCCGTGGAGCAGGACGTAGCGACGGACGTCCACCGTGCGCACGACCTGCCGGCCGGGCCGGGACGGGGCGTTGAGGGCGTCCGCCGCCTCGGCGTCGGACAGGGCGGCGTAGCCGAGGCCCAGGGGGTCGTCGGCCAGCTCTCGGGCCAGGGCGGGGATGTCCATGCGGGGATGGTCCTAGGTTTCGGTGTAGGTGACGTTGCCGGCGAGGGCGTTCCCGGTCCCGCCGCCGTTGGCGACGCCGCCCGCGTTCCGGATGACGTTGTAGGCGCAGGCGGTGTAGGTGCAGCCGAACAGGTCGATGCCGTCGCCGGTCGTGTCGCTGACGGCGTTGCCGACGACGCTGAGGCCGACGAGGTTGATGGCGAGGATGCCGGGGTCGGCCCCCGTGCCGGAGACGACGTTGTTGGCGACGGTGCCGACCTTGATCCCGACGCCCAGGTCCTCCAGCCGGATGCCGGCGGCGGCGGTGCCGGACACCTTGTTGGCGGCGACGACGACCTCGGTGGAGTCGTTGACGAGGATGCCGTTCGCGCCGACGCCGTCGATCACGTTGCCGGTCACCGTGACGCCGTCCGCGTTGCCGACGTAGATGCCTTCCAGGGAGGCCGCGTTGCCCCGGACCGTGTTGCCGGTGATCGCGTAGTGCTTGGCGCGGACGGTGCCGTCCACCCCGGAGGTGCCGATGCCGCGCCCGACGCCGGTCAGGTCGATGGTGTTCCCGGTGATCGAGACCATCTCGACGGCGCCCCAGGTCGAGATGGCGGCTTGGTCGGGCGAGTACGACCCGCCCGAGTGGTCGGTGGCGGCGCGGTCGAAGATGACGGTGTTCCCGGTGATCGCGACGCCGTGGGTGGTGATGGCGCAGATGCCCCACCAGGAGTTCCCCGCGACGACGTTCCCGGAGATCGAGACGTCGGCGACGCTCTCGGTGACGATGCCGCGCCGGTAGTGCCCGAGGACGACGTTCCCGGCGATGGTGGTCGCGCGGTCCCGGTAGGTCGGCGTCTGGTCCGGGCTGGCCTCCGGGAGCGCCTCGGTGTGGATGCCGATGCGCCCGTCCTGCCCGGCCTTGAGCGAGACGACGTTGTTGGTGATGGTCGCGCCGTAGCCCCAGGTGACGATGCCGTCGCCCCGGTCCTCGCCGTCGGTGTCGGTGGTGTCCGCGGGACCCAGCCCGGCGCCGAGCATGTCGAGCAGGAAGTTGCCCGAGATGACGTGCCCGCCGTGCTCGCCCGTGTAGGGATCGACCGCGATGCCGTCGATCCAGCTGACGATGGTGTTGTCCACGACCCGGACGTTCGACGCGAAGATGCGGATGCACGAGGCGTTGCCGAACGCGGTGGTCCGGTCGGACAGCAGGTCGGGGTTCTCGAAGCGGAGGCCCTGGACGGTGCAGCCGGCGGCGCGGACCTCCAGGGCGTGGGTGGTGGCCATGGTGGACGTGCGGACCTGGATGACGCCGCCCGCGCCGAGGAACCTCTGCTTGGCGGTGGCCATGGTCAGCTTGTTGGTGATCCGGTAGGTCCCGGCGGGCAGGACCACGTCCTTGCCGGTGGCGAGCGCGGCGTTGACGGCCGCCGTGTCGTCGGTCGTGCCGTCGCCCGCCGCGCCGTGGCTCCGGACGGAGACCGCGCCCAGCCCCTCCGCCGTGTCGAGGAAGTCCTGGATGTCGCCGGCCGAGATGCCGCCGGCCACGCCGGTCGGCATCAGGGCCTTGAGTTCGGCGAAGGTCCTGGCGGTCATCGGCCCGCTCCCGCGTGCGCCGCCGTCACGCGGTCGGCTGGGTGATGGTCAGGGACGAGATCGAGACGTTGCCGCCCGCGATGATGTCGGTGGCGTTCAGGTTGAGCTGCTGGCCGGTGGTCCCCGCGGTGCCCTGGTAGACGACGGTCGTCCCGTTGGACTGGAAGAGGCGGAAGAAGCTCGCGGTCCCGGAGGAATCGGCCGAGCTGTCGGCGGTGATGGCGTTGGCGGTCGCGACCCGGTCCGAGCCGCTGGCGGCGGGCGCCCCGAAGGCGGTCGCGGACAGGGTCAGCTCGGCGAGCAGGGTGTTGCCCGAGAGCGCGGTGTTGGCGGTCGCGGGCTCGGTCCCGGAATAGATGCGCAGGAGGCCGCTGTTGCACAGCGCGGTCAGGGCGTTGAGCATGGCGTCGGCGGCGGTGGTGGTCAGCTTCATGGCCATGGTGGCGGGCTCCGGTCATGGAAAAGGCCGCCGGGGGCGGCCTCGGGGGTGGAGGAAGGGGCCTGGGCTCAGGGTTGCGGGTCCGGTCCCGGCGGGACGGGGTCCGCCTGGCCTACCAGCGGTAGGCCACTGGGCGGCTCGGGCGAGCAGACCAGCCGCAGGTACCGGCCGCGCAGGACCGGGTCGGCGGCGCGCGGGTCGGTGACGTGCCGGACCCGGTAGGTCGTGCCGTCGAACTCGACCGCCATGCCGGGCTTGGCGCCGCGCACGGCCGCGCAGACGATCTGGTGCGAGGCGCCGAAGCGCGCGGCGTCCTCGGGCTTGAGGGGCGTGCACGACGCGCCGACCCGGCGGCCGGCGAGCGTGATCTCGCGCCGGCCGCTGTCGGCGTAGCGCTGGTCCTGGACCGGGACCGAGTAGGGGACGGGAGCTTGGTCGTCGGTCATGTCGTCGCCTGCCCGAGCTGGCGGATGGGGAGGGACACGGTCCGCTCGAAGACCTGGCCGCCCATGGCGGTGACGGTGCTGGTCAGGCGGTGGGTCTCGCCGGCGCCGTTCCAGCGCGGACTGGCCTTCTCGGCGTCGGCGACCTTGAACCAGACCGAGACGTTCTTCTGGTCGTTGGTGGTCGCGTGGATGAGCAGGCCGGCGGTGACCGCGACCGGGTCCAGGGCCAGGACGGAGGTCGCGATGCGGTCCCCGATGCCGTCCATCTCGACCGCCCAGTTGATCGTGTAGACCTTCAGCTCGGACGGGTCGAGGGGCGAGGGGAAGGCGACCGTCCCGGTGCCGTTTCCGGCGTCGGCGGTGCGCCACGGGGGGGCTAGGACGTGGACCACGGCTCCGTCGTCTCCTGTCAACAAGATCTTGCCGGCTGTCTGGGTGCGCAGGTATCCGCCCTGGAGGAGCAGCAGTGCCATGGTGCGCGTCCTTCGGCAGTGGTCCCCGCCCACCGGGGCCGGGGAGGATGTCAGACGATGATGATGTCCATGGGCGACGGCACCGCCGGGACGGCGGGCGTCGCGGAGGCCGGCCCCACGGCGAGGAGCGGGGCCGAGACCGCCGTCAGGGTGGCCGCGCCCGCGATCGAGGGCTCGGCCGCGCCCTCCTGCGACATCGGCCAGTGGTAGGTCGGGAAGAACCCGGGCACCTCGTTGGGCCGGGTCCCGGCGGCGAGCGCCTGGAGCTGCGCGTCGGTCGGGATGGTCCCGGAGCACCAGATCCAGTCCGAGTAGCTGGCCGGCGCGAACCCGGAGGCCGGGTTTCCGACCCGCGCGCCGAGCTGGAGGACTTGGCAGACCGAGGTGGCCTGGAGGCTCGGGACCGTGCCGGTCCTGGTCGTCGGCTTGGTCGCGCCCCAGACGACCTGGACGTCGGCGGTGGACGTGGCGATGACGCCGATGTAGTACCAGGAGCCCACGGCGACGTCGGCGGTGCCGGAGCTTTCCCGGTAGCTCGACCCGTCCGGGAGGATCGAGGAGGCGAAGACCTTGGTGGCGGTCCCGGTCCCGGTGACGAGGCGGACCCGCCCGGCCCCGGCCCCGCCGGGCGCCGCCGTCAGCCCGAAGTCGGCGACGTAGACGCCCCCGACCGTCGCGGTGTCGAACCGTATCCAGCCCCCGACGTACCACGAGTAGTTCGCGGTCCGCAGCCCGAGCGACAGGGCGTTGAGCTGGAAATACTGGGTCGTGCCGTTGAGCCGGCGCGCGGTCCGCGAGGACGGGAGCACCCGCTCGACCGACACGGCGTTGACGGAGGACGTCCCGGTGCCGGTCCGTTGGAACTGGACCCAGGTCGTCGAGGCCGCGGCGGTGAACGCGACGCGGTTCGACCCCGCGGCGGCCGAGGCCGCCGCCACGGTCTCGGCGCCGCCCGCCGTCGTCCCGACCGAGACCACGGGCAGGACCGCGGCGGCCAGCACCTCGAACGTCAGCCAGTAGGTCCCCCCGGGCACGGTCGCGAACGACTGGCGGGCGTAGGTCGCGCCGGTCGCGACCCCGTTGATCGTCACGGTCGCGCCGCCCGTGGCGGTCCCCGCGCCGCCGGTCGTCCAGCTCCCGGCCGCGACCAGGTTCCCGCTCGGCGCGTCGCGCAGGAGCCGGATCTCGACGATCCGCACGGTCCCGGACACCGGCAGGGTGAACGCGCCGTCCGTCACGGCCAGGGGCGTCAGGGCGGTGCCGACGTTGGGCTGGTTGACCGAGGCCGCCGCCATGCCCGGCACGGCGACGGTGACCGACTGGTCGGCGGCGACGCTCTCCACCTTGGTGTCCGGGTTGTATTCCTGCTTGCCGAGCCAGAGCGCGAGGTAGTAGTTCCCGTTCCGCTTCTGCATGAGCGCGGTGTAGGCGTCGGTGGTGGCGCCGGTCACGGCGACGTCGAGCGGGACCGTGGCGAAGGACGCCCCGGGGTCGCGCAGGAGGGCGGTCAGGTTCTTGACCGCGGCGAAGGCCGCCTTGGGCGTCCCGTCGGGCTGGAGCAGGCCGAAGTTGTGGGCGAAGTTCAGCGGGTCGGTGCCCTGGTCGAGGAGGTCGTAGAGGTAGGAGCGGACGATGTCGCGGTGGAAGTAGTTGAAGAGGAACAGGCGCGGCATGTACTTCGCGACCACGGCCTCCGGGGCGCCCTTGTGGCCCGAGGTCGAGTCCACCGCGTCGTGCCAGCCGCACTCGCAGTTGAACAACGGCTTCGCCGGGCCGCAGGCCACGCGGGCGACGTTGTGGATCTGGTAGTCGATGCCGCCGTTGGCGTATCCGTTGAGCACCGAGCCGAAGCCGCCGCCCTCCGGGTGGCGCCCGCTGTAGGCGATGCGGAGGTTCCCGTAGTCCAGGGAGGCCGACAGGTTCCCGACCGCGGCGGCGGTGGCCGGGTCGGGCAGGCTCGGGCCGACGACGGGGATCGCGGCGGTCGCGGCGTCGCCCTTGAGCCGGGCGTAGAGGGACTGCTGGTAGGCGGCGGACGTGGCGGCGAGGTTGTTCGTGGTCGTTATGTAGTTGCCCTCGACGCTCGACGCCCGGGGCGCGCCGATGGTGGCGGCGACGAAGCCGTGGACCTGGTCTGCGGTCTGGAGGGTTGAGTCGGCGAGGAATCCGGCCCGGACCCCGGAGTTGGCGTTGAGGTCCTGGACGCGGGTGGCGAGCGTGGCGTTGGCGAGGGCGACGGGCTCCCGGACGTGCCGGATGCCGGCCTCGGCCAGCCGGGGCTTGACGACGGTCTCGTAGACCGGGCTGTAGGCGGCGGCCGTCATCCGGGTGTTGACCCCGATGGAGTCCACGAAGGCGTCGGCCGGGCCGAACGCCCTCGGGGCGGCGGTGCGCAGGCGGACGATCCGGACGTTGCCGTCCAGGGACAGGGGGACCGAGGCGTTCGCGATCGTCAGGTTGGCGAAGTTGGCGTCGGTGTTGGGCACGTTGACCGCGGCGGCGGCGAGGCCGGGGACGGCCAGCGTGACGGCCTGGGGCGCGGCGGCCGTCTCGACCTTGGTGTCGGGGTTGCTTTCCTGCTTGCCGACCCAGAGCGCGAGGTAGAACAGGCCGGTGCGCTTCTGCATGAGCGCCGAGAACACGTTCGTGGTGACGCCGGACAGGGTGAAGGCGAGCGGGTCGGGGACGAATTCCGGCCCTGGGTCCTTCAGGACGGCGATCAGGTTCTTGAGCGCGGTCCCGGAGGCCTTGAGCGTGCCGTCCGAGCGGACGAGCCCGAAGGCGCGCTCGATGTCGAGGCTCCGGGACGGCTCGTCGAGCAGCTCGTACATGTAGGACCGGACGACGGCCTTGTGGAAGTAGTGGTAGAGGAACATGCGCGGCATGTAACGCGCGACCAGGTTCGCCGGGGTGCCCGTGTGGCCGCTGGTGGAGTTGATCGCGTCGTGCCAGCCGCACTCGGTGGCGATGATCGGCTTGTTCCCGCAGGTGACCCGCCCGACGTTGATGACCGTGTAGTCGAGCGAGCCGTTGGCGACCCCGTTGAGCACCGATCCCCAGCCGCTGGTCTCCGGGTTCCGGCCGCCGTAGTAATGGTGGACGTTGCCGAAGTCCATGTGGGCGGACAGGTCGCCGGCCGTGTTCGCCGCCGTCCGGTCGGTGAAGCTCGGCCCGATGACGGGGACGCCGGCCGTCGATGGCGCCCCCTTGACCCTGGCGTAGAGGGCGGGCTGGTGCGCCTGGACGGTCGCGGGGACGCCGTTCGGCTCGTTCATGCCCTCGAAGCAGCGGACCTGGGGCAGGCCGACGTTGGCGGCGGCGTAGGTCCAGGCTTGGTCCACGGTCTGCTGGAGGGCGTTGGTCACGAGGCTCGCGGTGATGCCCTGCTGGGCCTTGAGTTCCTGGAGGCGGGGCGGGACGATCGTGGTGTCGGACATGACGATGCCCTCGCGCACGTTGCGCACGCCGATCTCCGCGAGCCGGGGCTTGACGACGGTCTCGTAGGTCGTGGCGTAGTCGGTGCTGGCGAGGTGGACGTTGACCCCGATGGAGTCCACGAAGGCGTCGGCCATGGTGGCGCGGCCGGTGGCGGTGGGGGGCGTCGTGGGGGTCGGGGCGGCGGTGGCCTGGGCGATCTGGACGATGCGGACGAAGCCGTCCACGGAGAGCGAGAAGGTGTCGGCGACCGGATCGACGGCCAGCGCCGAGAAGTTTGCGTCGGTGTTGGGCCGGTTGACGGACGCCGAGGCGATGCCGGGGACGGCGACCGTGACGGCCTGCGCGGCGGCGGGCTGCTCGACCCTGGTGTCCGGGTTGCTTTCCTGCTTGCCGAGCCAGAGCGCGAGGTAGAACCGGCCGTCGCGCTTCTGCATCAGCGCGGAGTAGACGTCGGCGGTGCTGCCCGACAGCGTGAAGTTGAGCGACCCCGGCGTGAACGCCGCGCCGGGGTCCTGGAGGACCTGGATCATGTTCCGGAGCGCGGTCCCGGACGCCTTGAGGGTCCCGTCCGAGCGGACGAGCCCGAACTTGCGCTCGATGTCGATGCTCGCCTGGGCCTCGTCCAGCAGCTCGTACACGAACGATCGGACGACGGCCTTGTGGAAATAGTGGAAGAGGAGCATGCGCGGCATGTACTTGGCGACGAGCGGCGCCGGGGTGCCGAGGTGGCCGCTCGTGGAGTTGACCTCGTCGTGCCAGCCGCATTCGGTGGCGATGATCGGCTTGTTCCCGCAGGTCGCCCGGGCCGTGTTGATGATCGAGTAGTCGAGGGAGCCGTTGGCGACCCCGTTGCGGATCGATCCCCAGCCGCCGGTCTCGGGGTTCCGGCCGCCGTAGTACTGGTGGACGTTCCCATAGTCCATGTAGGCGCTGATGTCGCCGCACTGCTCGGCGGGACCCCAGTCGGTGAAGCTCGGGCCGATGACGGGCAGGTTGGCGGTCGCGGCCGTGTTCCGGAACCGGTTGAACAGGGCCTGCTGGTGCGCCCCGACCGTGAGCGTCTGGCCGTTGGAGTTCGGCTCGTTGGTCCCCTCGATGTAGGCGATCTGCGGATACCCGACCGTGGCCGCCCAGGTCCAGGCCTGGTCCACGGTCTGCTGCGCGCCGTTGGAGAGGAGGCTGGCGGTTATGCCGTAGTTGTCGCGGAGTTCCTGGAGCCGCGGGGGAATGGTCGTGTTGGTGTGCTGGATGCCCTCGCGGACGTAGCGGACGCCGATCTCGTCGAGCCGGGGCTTGACGACGGTCTCGTAGACCGGGTTGTACGAGGCGTTGATGAGGTGGACGTTGACCCCGATGGAGTCAACGAAGGCGTCCGCGGCCCGCGCGGCGACGACAGGCATTCTGGATGTCCTTCGATGGTCCTGGGGGTTGCGGCGCTGAGGCGTTGCGGCGCGACGGTGCCGCGGCGTTGCGACGTTACGGCGCCGCGGCGTTGAGGCGTTGCGACGTTACGGCGCGACGGCGCTGAGGCCGCGCAGGTCGTAGCCGCCGCCGCGCGCGACCTTGAGCGCCTTGAGCTTCTGGCGGGCGAGGCGGACGCGGGCGTCGGTCGGGGCGCAATAGTGCTGGTACATGTCGAGGGCGAACATGATCTGGATGAAGTAGGCGGTCGCGCCGGTCGAGACGTTGGCGGCGGTGCGCATGACGTGGCCGGGCGCCCCGAACACGCTGTTGTGCGACAGGTGGCCGGAGATGGCGGCGCCGCCCGCGTCGAAGGTGACCGGGGGTCCGTTCAGCGTGGTGGAGAGCTTGGCGGTGGTCCCGGAGGCCTGGACCGTGTAGTAGACCTGCCCCCGGACCAGCCCCGCCGGGATCTTGGTCATGTCGATGACCGTGGCGGGCTCGTCGAACTTGTGGACCCCGGTTATGGTGACGACCTGCCCGTTGGCGACGGTGAAGTGCGGGAAGAGCGGGGTCCCGAAGTCGATGGTCTGGTTGTCGGTCGTGAAGGTGACGCGGTGCGGCCCGCCGCCCCACTGGATGTGGTAGGCCCAGATCCGGCGGTCCTGGTTGGTCGCCCCGGTCCCGGCGCTGTCGGTGATGTGGTAGTACTCGTCGATCTGCGCCGGGTCGGGCTTCATCAGGTACACGTCGTCGTCGTGCCACCCGCCCGCGAGCACGGTCGGGGTGTGCGCCCACCACTCGGCCCACTCGCGCACCCTCGGGTTCTCGGTGATGCCGTGGCCGTAGGCGAGCGCGTGCAGCCCGAAGGCGTGCATCCAGACCTTGGTCTCGGGCTCCTGGCTGGAGCTGTAGGGCAGGGTCCTGACGTCGGTGAAGTTGCGCCCGTCCGGGTTGGGCCAGATGGTGGTCCTCCAGCGGTCCTGCTCGTAGACCTGCTCGGGGATGACCTCGTGCCAGTGGTTCCACATCGCCGTGACGAGCTGGTGGTGCGGGTCGGCCGGGTTGCCGATGGCCATGGCGTTGACGATGGGGCGGACGCCGTGGGCGACGCCGCGGACCTGCCCGCTCTTGACGATGCCGCCGACCTGGAGGTTGGGGCCGGCGCGGGTGATCAGGGTGGTGAAGAAGCCGAAGGCGGGGTCCGAGAAGGCGCCGGGCAGGGTCGCCTCGGCGTAGACGAGGTCGAGCATGTGCTGGTCGCCCTCGGTGAGGTAGGTCCACCACGCGACCTGCGGGAAGTGCGCGGCGTCCTGGTTCCGGATGTAGGCGTTGAGGTTCTTGTCGGTCGGCCCGCTGGGGCGCGCGCCGCTCCAGACCGAGGCGCCCAGGACGGTCGGGTTCGGGTTGCGGGCGGGCGGCAGGTAGCAGATGATCTTGCGCGTCGTGCGGTTGAAGGCATGGCCGCCGAGCGCGGCCATGCCCCAGGCGTTGACGCGGGCGAGCTGGGACTGGCTGACGGCCTCGGCGACCGGCCGGCGGGCGTGGGCGACCATGGCCCAGCAGAAGGGCAGGCTGGTGGTCCAGCTCAGGTTGGCGTTGTCGCCGACCTCGTCCTGGTCCGGGTTCAGGATGCCGCGGCCCTGGGGCGCGAAGGTCGGGGCGGCCTGGGCGGCGTAGGACGGGTTGTTGGTGTCGTAGGGCGGGAAGAACCTGGTCGCCACGCCGTAGGCGGTGTTCTGCCGGTAGACCAGGACCGGCGGGGTGACGAAGCTGTCGGTCGCGACGTCGTACCAGTCCATCCTCCCGGTCGGGCCGGGCGAGGCGTAGAAGCCGCCGACGTAGCTGTCCCGGTTGGCCCACCCGGCGGTCGGGGAGGCCAGCGAGGCGCCCCGGACCACGGTCCCGTTGACCTTGAGGTCGATGCTGGCCTGGACGCCCTGCTCGTCGGCCGGGATCGCGCCGTCCGACCAGCCGAACATCGAGCGGAAGACGAACTCGATGCGGGCCGGGCTGTTGGCGGTCCCCCTCCAGGCGCGGGCATAGAGGAACGCGCCGAGGTTGGCGTCGGCCGATCCGTCCGCCTTGGCCGCCATGGCGGTGGCCCGCCACTCGGTGACCAGCCGCCCGGCCATGACGGTCTCGATCCACGCGGCGTTGCCGGCGCCGAGCATGTCGGCCGACCGGAAGTACTTCGGCCCGCGCTGCGCGGTCAGGACCCCGGCGACGGTTCGCCCGGTCCAGGAGGTGAACGCCCATTCGAGCGCGACCCTGGATGTGACGGCGGACGGGGCGGTGTGGAGCGGCGCGTCGTGGGCGGTCCACGGCCCGGAGACGCGGCGCCAGGAGAGCGTCTTGGTCCCGCCGACCGGGATGGAGGCGGGGACGACCATGCGGACCTGGGCGTGCTTGAGGGAACCGTCCGTCCAGAACACGCGGTTGGAGACCTGGAGCGGGATGGCCGCGCCGTCGATGGTGGCGGTCAGGCTGGTCCCGTCCGGGACGTCGCCCTTCGCGAAGGCCTGCCCGGCGCTGAGTTCCTGGTTGGCCCAGGTCGGGACCGTGTCGCCGTTCTCGACGGTCGTGCTGAACAGCAGCGTCCCGCCGGCCGGATCGACGGGGGCCGGGGCGGGGACGGCCCGGGACCCGGCGGCGGCCGTCCGCGCCATGGGGACGGCGGACGGGGACGTCGAGGGCGGCGGGACGGGCGGGGGCGGGACGACCGGGGGCGGCCCGGCGGCGACGCGCAGGACGCCGCCCCCGGGGCCGCGGAACAGGCCGCCGCCGGGGGACCGGACGAGCCGGGGCACCCTAGACCTCGTACCCGGTGAAGGTGACCTGGAGGCCGAGCGCCCCGGTGCCGGCGGCGCTGACGTTGATCTGGCAGACGGCGGATTTGGCGACGGTCTGCTGGACGAAGGACGTGGCGGTGGCCGTGCTGGTGTTGGCGGCGACGGTCTGGGGAGCGCTGAAGATCGAGGTGCCGACGACGACGTCCAGGGTCGTGGCGGTGCTGCCGACCGTGGGCGTGTAGACCTCGACCGAGGTCAGGCGCATGGCGAGCGGCCACTTGAACTTGCGGATCGCGATGCCGGTGGCGACGGGCGTGCTCTCGCCGAACACCGGGACGAGGACGGCGCGCGTGGACAGGAAGGCGACGGCGTCGCCGGCCGCGTTGAAGCGGACGACCTGCCCCTCGGTCCCGGCGAGCTCGTTGGTCGTGGCGTAGGAGCCGATGGTATCGACGGTGCGCGCCGGGTTCATGTAGACGGCGGTGGAGGTGCCGGCGACCGCCTCGGCCTGGGTCGCGAAGGTGCCGGCGGTCCCGCCGCCGCCGCCGGCCGCGGACAGGACGCCGGCCCCGTCGATGGCGAGGCCGGTGCCGACCTTGACGCCGCCGAGCACCGAGGCCGTGGCGGCGGGCAGGGTGTAGGGGGTGGCCGGGACGACGGAGAGGGTTCCGGAGCCGTCCGAGGTCAGGCCGGTCCCGACCCGGACGATGCCGGCGGTAGTGGTGCTGGCGACCGGCTGGGCCGAGGACAGGACGCCCGCGCCGTCGATGGCGAGGCCGGTGCCGACCTTGACGCCGCCGAGCACGGACGCCGTCGCGGTGGGCAGCGCGTAGGCGGCGGCGAGCAGGCCGTTGACGTCCACGGTGAGCCCGGCGCCGACCCGGACCCCGCCGAGCGTCGCGGCGGATGCGGGCGGCAGGACGTAGGTCCCGCCCGAGAGCAGCGAGGCGCGGACCTTGCGCAGGCCGCCGGCCGCGCTGTCCAGGCTGACGAGGTAGTGGTTGTTGAGGTTGGGGGCGGTGTCCTCGGACTGGCCGGCGATGTCCAGGGAGACGGCCCGGTCGGCGGCCTGGGTCCCGCCGCCGGCCAGGCCGGGGCCGGCGGCGACCGACCGGGAGGCCGGGACGAGGCCGGTGGCCGCGACGGTGACCGTGCTGGTCGCGGCGTTGGTGCTGACGGCGATGTTGGCGCCGGGGGCGACGTTGAGGGTCTGGGCGGGCGCGGTCGCCGTGACCGAGGACTGGCCGGGGACCGCCACGGTGCCGAAGGTGTTGGGCGGGACGGCGGTCGCGGCGGGCAGGCGGTCGAGGCGGACGCGGCGGGCGGCGTTGGCGCTGGCGTCCAGGGTGACGACGTAGTCGGCCGAGGCGGACGGGGCGGTGTCCTCGGTCAGGGCGGCGACGTCGAGGCGCAGGGTCCGGTCGGCGGTGAGGTCGCCGCCGCCCGCGATGCCGCCCTCGGTCAGGATCGACCGGGTCTCCGGGGCGAGGCCGTCCACCAGGACGCCGCGCAGCATCTTCCGGTCGGCGCCGTTGCGCACGACGTAGAGCGTGTCGCCGTCGTCCGGGGAGATCTCCTCGGGAAGCTGGTCGAGCCTCTGGTCAGCCATGCGGGGGCCTCGCTGGGCTGGGGGGCGGGGACGGGCGCGGCGGCATCAGGTCGTCTTGGTCTTCTCGACCAGCGTCCAGTTCGCCGTGTCCATCACGAACAGGGCGCTCTCCCCGGCGCCGGCCAGGGTGGTCAGGACGGTCCCGTTGTGGTTGGCGATGCTCAGGGCGAAGGCACCGGTCGAGGACGGGGTCCGCGAGACCTTCATGACGGCCCCGGCGGGAACGCGGGGGATGGCGTAGGCGGCGTCGAACACGTCGTCGATGGTGCGCGCGAGCGTGACGGTCCGGACCGCGGTGAGCGGGCTGACGAAGCGCTGCCAGCTCCCGTGCTTGAGCAGGTACAGGGTGTTGGCCGGGGTCCCGGCGGTGACCGGGACGGCCTCGTCGCCGCCCCAGGCGCAGTAGCCGCCGGAGACGCCCCCGACGACGTTGTTGAAGGTGCGCAGCGGCCCCTGGTAGGTCGAGTCCGACTTGCCCAGCGCATGCCAGCACAGGTCGTCGAGGTTGTAGTGCTCGGTCGATCCGGTGCGGCGCAGGGTGATGTTGTGGAAGTGGCCGTAGGCGCCGTCCATGGTCACGTTGCCGTCGCAGCCGAACAGGGAGGTGCGCACGGTGCCGGTCTTCTTGACCATGGAGATGTGCATGCCGCGCACCTCCAGGTGGGCTTGGGCGAAGGAGGAGAACAGCACGCCGTTGGCGACCCCGTTGGCGGTCTGGTCGAACCGGGTGTCGGCCATGGTGCCGCCGTTGAAGGTGGTGGTGGCGAGGCTGTCGGTGTGGACGACGACGCCGAAGCCGGCGGCGTTGGCGGTCGGGGTGATGCCCTCGAAGTTGACCGAGTTGATGACGGTGCCGTTGCACGAGGAAAGGTGGATGGCGCGGCGGCACTTGATCCACTCGACGTTGAGCTGGTTGAACGTGGTCTGGCCGGTCGAGAGCATGAGCACGCCGCCGTTGCAGGGCGCGCTGGTGCCGTTGCCGGTGATGTACATGTTGTTGATCTGCGACCCGGTGCCGCGCCGGGAGCAGAAGCCCCAGCCGGTGTTGGCCGCGACGTTGATCTCGATGTGGTTGTACTGGTTGCTGTAGGAGCCGCCGCCGCTCGCCCCGGTCGGGTCCGGGCTGTCCTGGCAGATGCCGATCCAGGCGTTGCGGATGGTGATGTTGTCGAACCGGTTGAACAGCGCGTCGCGCAGGCGGAGCGCGGCGTGGGGGTCGGTGATCGTGTAGTCGAAGGTGGCGCCGGTCGTCTGGATCGCGGCGTACTCCAGCTCCAGGTTCATGACCGTGTTGTGCCGGCAGCCGTTGAGCCGGATGATCGAGACGCCCGAGGCCTGCTGGACCAGGGTGGCGCCCTCGCCGTCGAGGACGCGGACGTCGGCGTGGCCGCCGGCCAGGGTCAGCTCGCCGCTGATCTCGACGGTCCCGCCGCCGAGCGCGACCTTGCCGGAGCCCTGGGCCTGCATCGCGTTGATCGCGGCCTGGATGGCGGCGGTGTTGGCGGTCCGGACGGCGGCGGACTGGCCGGTGCCGCGGGTGACGCCGGTCGGGCGGATGACGCCGTCGCTCGGGGTCCCGCCGGACGACGCGACGCTGATCGTGCCGTCCACCGCGGCGATGATCCCGGACCCGACCTTGACGCCGCCCAGGACGGAGGCGGTGGCGGGCGGCAGGGTGTAGCTCGATCCCCCGGTGACCGTGACGCTGCCGGCGCCGTCGATGGCGAGGCCCGCGCCGAGCTTGATCCCGCCGAGGACCGAGGCGCTGGCGGTGGGCAGGGAATACGGGGCGGCGACCGAGATCGCGCCGTCCCCGGCGATCGTGACGTTGGCGCCCTGGCGGACGCCGCCGAGCGTCGTGGTGGTGGCGATGGGCAGGACGTAGGCGGAGCCCTGGGGCGGGGCGGACAGGACCCCGGCGCCGTCGATGGTCAGGCCGGTCCCGACCTTGACGCCGCCGAGCACGCTCGCGGAGGCCGTGGGCAGGGAATAGGGCGCCCCGGCGCTGATCGTGCCGTCCCCGGACACGGCGATGTTGGCGCCGACCTTGACGCCGCCCAGGCTGACCGAGGTCGCGGGCTGGATGGTGTAGTTGAGGGTCAGGACGCCGTTGGCGTCCACGGCGAGGCCGGACCCGGCGATGACGCCGCCGAGCGCGCTGCCGGTGGCCTTGGGCAGGACGTAGGTCCCGCCGGAGAGCAGCGAGGCGCGCAGCTTCCGGACCGTGCCGGTGCCCGTGTCGAGCGAGACGAGGTAGTGGTTGGCGAGCGTCGGCGCCGTGTCCTCGGACTGGCCGGCGATGTCGAGGGCGATCGAGCGGTTGGCGGAGAGGTCGCCGCCGCCGGTCAGGCCCGGCCCGGCCGACACGCTGAGCGCGGTCGGGACGACCCCGGTCGCGGCGATGGTCACGGTGTCGGTGACGCTGCTGGTGGTGATGGCGATGTTGGCGCCGGGGGCGAGGTTGAGGGTGTCGGTGTTGCCGTCCGCGATGATGGTGGGCTGGCCGGCGACGGCGACGCGGTCGAAGGTCTGCTGGGACTGGGTCGTCACCGGCAGTCGGTCGATGCGGACCTTGCGGGGCTGCCCGGCGGCGGTCTCGTGGACGAGCACGAAGTCGGCGGCGGCGACCGGCGACAGGTTCTCGGCGAGGCCCGGCACGTCGAGCGCGACGGTGCGGTCGGCCGACAGGTTCCCGCCGCCGGACAGGCCGGGGCCGGTCGCGACGGCGCGGGACTCGCGGACGAGGCCCGAGACCAGGGTCCCGCGCTTGACCTTGATGTCGCCCCCCTCACGCACGGCGTACAGGAAGTCGCCGTCCTGGGGGAGCAGTTGCTCGGGAAGCTGGTCGAGGGTCTGGTCCGCCATGGCCCGCGCCCGCCGTCACGGGGCGGTCGGTTCGGCCTGGCCTACCAGCGGTAGGCCACTGGCCGGCGTCGCGGGGGCGGGCTCGGCCTGGCCTACCGCTGGTAGGCCACTGGGCGGTTCCGGGGCCGGCGGCTGCGCAGGGGCCGGTTCCGGGGGGGGCGGTTCGGTCGGGGCGGCGGCGCGGGCCGGCTCGGCGGGTCCCTTCGGCTCGGCAGCGGCCGGGTTCAGGGCGATGAGCACGGCCTCGCCGCCGACGACCTCGACGTCCAGGACGCCGACCAGCTCGCGCACGCCGTCGCCCACGTCGGCGTCGCAGCGCACGGTGACCTGGGCGGTCCCGGGGCGGCCCACGGCGACGATGTCCCCGGCCATCCCGGCGTCGAGGGTGGAGACGGTGACGACGCCGGGGTCGCTGGTCTCCCAGCGCGGGTCGCCGTCGATGGTGGCTGCGTTGCCGTAGCGGTCCTGGAGGGAGACGGCGACTCGGGTCTTCTGGTCGGCGGTCAGTACGAACGGCATGGGGCGTCATCCTTTCGAGCGGACCGGGCCGACCGTGAACGTCACGGTCGGCGGCGGGTCCTCGGGGGAAGGGGGAGGGGGATCGGGCGGCCGGGGCTTCACGACCGCCTCGACGCGCAGGCCTTCGATCGCGCCCGCGCGGAGCAGGGCGGCGAAGGCCTCGGCGAGGTCCGTCATGGCCGCGCGGTCAGGACGTCGCGACGGCGGCGCCGAGCAGGACGCGCAGCCAGGACGTGCCGTTCGAGTAGGCGAGGCAGGGCGCCCCGGCGGCGCCGTTCGTCACGGAGATGATCCGCCCCTTGTTCTCGGCGGCGGACGGGACGGTGGCGACCGTGTACTCGGGCGCGGCGAGCGCCTTGGCAAGGGACCTGGAGCCGATCTGGCCCCACCGCGGGTCGTTGGTCAGGGCCATCGCGGTCACTCCTGGGACGGCTTGGAGGAACGCGCGGGGGAGCGCCGGGGCGACTCAGCCTTCGGCCTGGGGGCCTTCTCGCCGGGCTCGTCCGGTTCGGGGGCCGGCTCAGGGGCCGGTTCCGGCTCGGGGGACGGCTCCGGGGCTGGCTCGGGCTCGGGGGGCGGCTCGGGGGACGGCGGCTCGGCCTGGCCTACCAGCGGTAGGCCACTGGGCTTGACCTCCGGGGTCAGGGACTCCTCCGGGATGTCCCGCTCGGTCGGCACGGCGCCCTCCTCGACGATCCGCCGGACGGTCTCGGGGTCGTCGTCCAGGGACGGCGCGACCGGGTCCTGCGCGGTCTGCTCGGAGACCGAGGTGTCGGAGTCCGGGCGTTCCTCCCAGGGCTCGGAGACGCGCACGCTCCCGTCGAGGTTCGGCGAGCGGGGGTCCTCGTAGGGGGCGGACGCCTTCCTGCGGGAGCCTTCCTGGCCCTTCAGGGTGCGGTCGTTGCCGGCCTCGTCATGGTCGGGGATCGCCTTGGTCTTGGCGTCGCGGAAGTGGGCGTTCTGGAGCTGCCAGCGCTCCTCGTCGGTCGGGACGCGGTCGCGGTTGCGCTCGGCCTGCTCCATGGCCTTGCGCTCGCGCTCCGGGTCGGCGTCGGCCGGGATGTTGATGAACTGGCCGACGTCGGCGTAGGGCGGGGAGCCGAGCAGGTCGGAGTTCTCGGTGAACTCCTGGATGCGGTCGGGCGGGTAGCGCTCGGCGAGCGGCTTTTGCTGCTCGGCGTCGTCGCGGGCCTTGGCGTCGGCCTCGGCCTCCTGTTGGCGGCGGGCGCGGTTGAACGCGGACATTCCCATGATGTGCTCCTGTTCCGGTGCTTGGGGCGGGGGACGGGCGGGACGGCCCCGCCCGGACCCGTCAGCTCGCCGCGCTGGTCAAGCGGTGGCGGAACAGCACCATCCTTATTGACTTGGCGTCGTATACCCTGGACCAGCTCGCGCCGGTCGCAAGGACGGTGTTGTCCG